AACAATTTTTCTGGTTCTTTTTCATCATGAATAACGAGGTCTGGTCTGACTAATTCAACGTCCTCTGCTATTAAACCCAATGTTTTTTCGCCTGTGCCTTCATTTAACCATTCTGGGTTTGTTGGTGTGCTATTTATGCTCTGTTTTCTGTATTCAAATTCAACTGTCTTCAAGTCATGAATCCAATCTGTATTTATACCATATACTATATTTGTTTTAGCCCTGCCAGTTGAGGTTAGTGTGCCAACTTTACCCGCACTATCTATATACATTGCCCGTGGTGATGCTGTTATTGTTGTCGCATAGGATGTTGGCATATACACTAAACCGTTCGCCTGTGCTTTAAAAATAGTACCTAATGAACTTTGTGCAGCTAATATTAGGTTGCTTGTTGAATTACTTACTGTAACTAATACACCCACACCAGTGGCACTACTATTTGTTATTGTTGATATGTAATTACCAGCAATTGAAGAAGATATATCAACAAAGCCAGTAGCTGATATAGTTAATCTAAGTAGATTATTAGTTATAACTCTGAACCCAGTGTTTTCATAATTGTTTATTGTGGCACCAGCGGTGTCATCGTACCCAAACAGGCACCCATTCCCAATACCTGTACCTGTTGCTAAGGTTTGATATGCTGTATACGATCCAGTAGTTGCCCCATTATAAATAACCTGTTTGGTTGCTGCACTACCAAAAGATGTGTCAGTTCCTAATAACAACTCCCCTGATTGCAGTAAACGCATTTGATTAATGAGGGTAGCCACACCGCCATCTGTTCCTTGTGCTGTAGTTGTTACCCAGCTGTGAATACCATTGTATTGCGTATAACTACAGCCATATACTGCATCTGAGCCTAAAAATTTCCAACCAGTACTATAATATAAATGAGTGTTAATATAGCTGAACGAACTTGCTGACTCTGCCAGAATAGATGTCCCCATACCAATCTGTAATGGTTTTGCAGTTGTTCCTGCCCAAATTTTAGGTGCAGTATTACCAACTGATAATACACCAGATTGTGTTAATTGCATACGTTCAGCTAATGTTGCTACATTACCATCGGTACCTGCTGTAGTGGTTGCACTCCAATAATAAGTTCCATTATTGTAGGAGCATAACGACCCATATTTTGAATCAGACCCTAAAAATCTCCAGTTTGAACCATCTGTATATATATGATTCATTATAAATAAGGTAGAAGATGCATTTCCAGCTGCAATCGCAGCCCCTTTACCAAGTTGGAGAGCCACTTGTGCGGTGTCCCAAGTTTTTGGTGCAGTATTACCAAGTGACATGGTGCCAGCAGAGTTTAATACTGCTGTCTGTACACCACCTGAATAAAATGTAACATCAGTAAGTCCTTTAAGTTGTAAATCAGATCCAGCTATCAACGACTCAACTACAACATCATTACCAGAAAGGAACAAACCCCCAGCATTTGCCCCATCAGAAGCACGCCTAATTGTCAGGCTACCCGCTGTACCAGTAGAGCCAGAAATAATGGTTTTACCGGTTTCAAAGTTTCCCGTGGATGTAATATCAGAAAGGGAGTCAATACCGGCATTAGCATGAAACAACCCTGCTGCTGTAGTAACACCAGTCGCTGCCACTACTGTAAATTTATTAGTAGCAATATCAAAATTACCATCAATACCAACTGCACCGGTAGCATCAAGTGTGGTACAGTTTATTGGGCCACAACTTATTACCCCACCAACCTCTGAGACTAAGTTCACAGCCTGCATTGCAGCACCTGTTGACACAGATTCATTAACACGTTGTGGTCGCATAGTTGCAACAATAGCCCCAGCCAAGGTAACAACACCAGAACCAATATTAAGCACTTTTAAACTTTTACCAACGGGCAAAAAACTACTCAAAGTAAGTGTAATAGTTCCTGTTGCCATTATATTAACATCACCACCATAAGTACTTAAATCTATAGCTGAGGTGGACGAGGCTGTAACATATTTTGCCAACAACCCATTACTTGCAAGAATATGCCTACTTGCCCCCGATGCAGTGCTTTGTGTCAAATACAGTGCATCAGTTTCCAGTAAGGTGGCCGCTTCTGTATATTCTCTTATGGTTTTACTCATTTTTTACTCCTTACCCAACAGATGATAAATATTCACCATCGTTCCCTATTAAATTTATACCGTCATTGCCAATAATATAATCTCCAAAACTAACACCAACTCCCGCAGCACTTATGCGCTCTAATTCGAGTTGTGTTATAGTTGCGTCTGTTATCACATAATACTCAGCTTCACGCCCAATGCCATACATCCAATACCCTTCAGCATAGGTTGCACCAAATTGTGTCAATAAAGCACTTAATATTTCTGGCATTGTTCCACTACTGGTTCTACCTGCAGCAATTAATATTTCAGCCCGTAATGCTGCATCTGATTTGCCGCTGCGGTACACATTCCATACTTTACCGAGTATTGTTAATTCCATGTCAACAGCATCTTGTATCCAAAAGCCGTCTCTGATTTGGAAATTTGGTAAATTCATTCTGTCAAACATTAAACCTATGAATGCTGCTATTTTTTGGAATTCAGGTTTTTGAAATTGGCTGGAAAGCATTTCATTTGCAATTTCACCATTATCAAATATTTCTAATTCTGCTGCCATTATAAAAACCTTAAATTATGAAAATACGTGATGTGTCGAACGCAGCAACTTCACTTGGGCCAACTGCTAATGTGTCAGTTTCAACCCAAGATGGGGTATCACCTGGGGCTGCTGTTATTGCATATTCTATTTTTGTCATAATGCTGCCTGGCACACTATAGAATGGTATTGCAAACTCTGTTTTTACTAAATCGTCACCAAGTTGATAACGCGAAGTTGCAAAAGCAGCAGTGGCTTCTTTCACTTGTGTATCACCGTCTGATGGGTACACTTGTTCAGGGTTTGCAATACGTGTATAGCGTATATGCGCATAAGTTGTTGTTGGTCTGCTGAACAATATAGTGAAACTTTGCCCATTGCTTGGGTCTGTTGCTGTGCCACTATGCCCACCACGCCCAAAAGGTTCCATGCCAGCAGCTATATTTTCATATATTGCCTGTGCAACGTCATCGTCGTCCCCACCTGCAATAATTGATTCAACTGATTTTTTTGGTTGCCCGTCAACGGTTGCATCCGTCCTGTTACTAATAACTGAAACACTTGAAACATTATCAACTTTAATCAATTCGGTTTGCATTGCGGATTCTGTGGCCTTCCCCTTAATCAATTCTATTTTTCTGCGCACTAGCAATTCTGCATCTGTTTCTTCATTTTCACCCGGCACACCCGCAACTGGGTTTATTGCAGTCTGCCAGCCAGCAGTTGTTGAAATAATAACAGTTAGTGAATTTATTGGTATTGGTATTGGCCCAGTTTGGTTTGCAACAAAATTACCAGCTGCCCAAAGTTCCTTTTTTGTAAAGGTAACAGACCAACTTATATTCATATCTAAAACACTAACAATTTCAATAGTTTTTGTGTCAATTTTTGTGCCTGTATACGAAGATGAGGGCAATTGTGTTATTATATCATCAATGGCATCTTCTTGGTCTTCCCCAACACCTGTTGTGTAGGTGTAAGGCGTTGAATCAATTGTAATAGTATATACAAATCCTGCACCACTGTTTTCATCGGCTTCAAGTACAAGTTTCCGACATGCTGTTTTTGTTATGGTGATTGGCACAGTTGATAAAAATTCAAGCCCTGCTGGTGGCAAAAAATCTGGGCCTTGGGTTAACTTAGAACTAGCAGCAATTACAGTACCCTCAGTGCCCTTAAGCAATACATTGCTTGCAACACCAAAAGTGGCTGGTCTTCTATAAGTTCCAGTTTCACCAGAAAGTTTGGTCGCACTCACACCTGTGGCATTATCAGGGTCACGCGTCCAATATATACTTTCCTGCACATCGTCATTAGTATTTGCCAGGCGGGCAAATATTGCGGCAATATGCCCCCAAGGCCCCGCAGGGTCTAAGTCCACATCATTTCCTTCAAGCCCTTTTATATAAGTTTCTGAAACTTCAAGCCACTCTCCAAAACTTTCTTTTCTGTACCCATCTGTTGTCATTTCTCCCATTTTATGCCTCCTGTGGGAATTCTGTCCCAGCTTTGAAAATACCTGCTGCTGCTTTTATTTCCATTGTAACAACTAATCTGCGCAGGTACCCTTCCCCAATATATTGGCTGGTGTAACTTGTAATACTTTGAACAAACGGCCTTGAAAGTACAGCCTCTCTTATAATTGCATTTTTAAAATCAATGTCAAAACTTTTATTGGTCATCAAATAAAGCCAGGGAATGCCTATTGTTGGGTCAATAAAAATTTCAGTTTCATTTGTTTTAAGGAACACATTTATATTTTGTGCCAATGCTTCTAAATTGGTAGGTGCTACATCAATTACACGGGCAAAATTATTACCGCGTTTAAATAAATCACCAGTCGTTTGGTCTACTTTTAAATTTCTCACCTAAGATACCCCACCAGTTGAACCATCCGCAGTGCCACCAACTGTTGCGGCTTTCCATGCTGTTTGTAATGCAGCACCACCGTCAGTTGGGGCAGGTGCCCCACTACTAAATATAGTATTTAAACTTGTATCTAGGGCGGCAGTAACAACCATGTTAGTAACTATATGGTCAAAAATAACACCAATAAAAAATTCCCAATCGTTTCTTAAGGTTGCTTTAGTTGCTGCATTCATGCCTGTCAATTTGCCAGCATTCTCAAAAGCTGTGAGCATTTCATTGGCGCATGTAACTTTACTTATAGCCATTATTTTACTCCTTCAGTGTGTCCAAGCGTGTTTTTAATGCTAAAAAATCAGTAATTGATTGTGGAAAAAATGGTTGTGGGCCAATTCCAGTAATAATCTTTGCGGTAGAAAGTGTTTGCAAAAACTCTGACAAAAGTGATATTAATTCTTCAGACACACCAGCAATTCCTATTTTACCACCTGCATTTAATCGTATAGCTGCATCATTGTTTGTAAAAATTATATTACCGTCTGCTAAAATTTCAATTTTAGGTGCTGCGCTTAAGTCAACACCATCTGGTTGCAAACCGCACACAACAACCGCATTTGTAAGCATGTGTGCAGCATTATCGTCTGGTGATGGTACGGAAGCCCCATCACTTGCTTTATACCCTCCTATACCATAGTCTGTAAACCCAACCAATACATTATCACCAGCTTGGTATTCAATGTCAATAACAAGGCTTTTCCCACCCATAAAACCAACAGGCACATCTTCTATACTGCCCAAATCTATTTCTTGCCCTTTGTGATTTACATATTTAAGCAATGGTGTTACTTTTGCCCGTTTTGTTCCAATATCATAGCTTTCTATTTTGGCAGGCAAAAACACATGCAAATTATACATCATTCTTTTTATGAAGGTTGGTATTGCCCCAGCCATTGTTTCGCGTTCTTGTTCCATTACAAAGCCCCTATTGCTTCGCCCTTTACAGTGAATTGGCTTGCGCCAAAATTAGCCCCTGTAAAAGTGCATTTATCCACAACATACAAACCATTTATGTCCCGCCCGTTGTCAACCTGTATATGCCTATTTGGCCCTATTTGTTGGTTTAAAATAGATACAAATGTTATTTTATTTGCCAATTTGTTTTCTTCCGCTTTGCCTTTATCTTTTGTACTATTTAATTTTTTTGCTTGCAATAAACCTGTTTCCACCCTTAAATCTGTAACACCAACTTCTGGTGGGTCAACTTCTGGTGATACTATTAAAGATTCATTGTCAATAAAAATAATCAAACCTTCTTTTTTTATAATATCTGCGCAATAATCAAGTGCTGATTTTGGTGCACCAGTAAAAACATACCCATTTTTTAATGCCACACCAGAGGCATGTTCTAAACCATAGGGTGCCAAATTCATAATAGTTGCTAGGTTTTTTAATACACTTATAACTTCTGTTTCTTTTTTGTAAGATAATGAAATTATAGTTGATGCCAAATCCTCAGAAGTTCCCTGCAAACTATTTGAAACTATATCCAATACTGTGTCTGGGCCTTCACGCCCTGGGGTGCTTGTTGTTATTTGGCCGATATAAATAACACCAGTGCCTTCATCTTCATACCCTGCTTCTATTACAATGCTTTTGCCTTTTTGTAATACATTATTGATGGTACTTTGGCTTGGATTATACACCCGTATTGTTGCATTATTTGCCTTAAATTGCCTGTCACGATTAACTTCAAACTTAAAATGCAAATCACTTATCAACAGTGCCTGGTTCAAATCACCAGCTTTCAAAGATGCTTTCCGATTAAAGGCCACTTAGTACCTTCCATTCTGCATATTCTGTTGGGCTTAAATAAAATAAATCCCAGCCATTACCAAAATCATCATAATTAATATAGGTGCCCATGTTATTATTCGTTTTACCAACCATCAAAGCCCCCTGTAATGTTGTGGGTACATTTTCAGTTATAGGGTACTGTGGAATGACTTTTACACCTGTAAAGCGTTTACCCGTGTCTGGCTCTAAATATTCATTAACTACCCAGTACTCAATTAGGGTGTCCCACATAAACCTTATTTTCACCCTGGTGTTTTCTACTAAAAAATTAATTGTAAAATCGGCACTAACTAATGGTAATACATTTATACGATACATTATCAACCCCCAAAAAATGCGTTGCCAACAGGTGTACTATATTCACCACCGTAGTCACTACTTAAAAACCTAACGGGCTTTTGTTCCCCCCCATTAGCATTGGGGCTTCTGCGTTGTGCATCTTTGCTGCTTTTTAATTCTTCTGAATTTGGTCTTTTTACTTGTGTTGTTTCAATATTGGCTTCTTTAAGTTGTACTGTTTTGAATTCCTGAAATGTGATAGCAAAACCCTGCTCTTCTCCTGTTGTCCCGTCACGTTTTGCTTTTACACTGGTTATTACATAATTTTTGTATACTTTTAACCCTGTTACAATTGTAACAGGTTCAACATTTTCCCTGTAGTTTTCAAGGGCGTCAAATGTTGCCTGTGCAGCATTTTCACTTTGTGTTTTTTCTGAACCAGTTGTGCTTGCATTTGGTAAATCAGAACCAATTGAAAATGGGCCACGTGTCAACCCAAAATTGGTGATATAACCAACCATGCCACCTTTACGTAATAATTTTTCAACATGGTCTGTGAATGGTGCACCATCTTCAACCGGGTGTGTGGTTGGCCTAACTTCCCACCCATGGCTTTCTTCCAGTAGCATGTCCCATTTAATCAATGTTTTACCTGATTCAATAGAATCAATAGTTTTTTTACGGTTACGGCCAGCAAACATTGTCTGCGGTATTGCCAATAGTGTAGCAGCAGATAAAGCCATTATTCGTGCTCCTGTAATAAATCATTTAATTGGGCAGCAATTTTATCATTAATTTGTGTTGCAATTTCTGCTGGTTCCGCATCGGTTCCACCAATAATTACATCAGTTTTTATTTCACCAATATGTATTTGTCTGCTATTTGTATTTGTAGTATTGTTGGTGCTGCTTGGCATACCAGCAAATGCTGGTATTGGTGCCCCAATTGGCCCTCCAACATTGCCTGTTGGCCCTGAAAATAGCCCACCGATATACTCTAAACCAGAAGTAAGTGATTCCCCAATTGAATTTGTTGCAGAAGCTGCATTGGGGAACATTTGTGCAAGTGTATTACCAACATTTTCTGGGTCAAATATTCGTTTAATTTTGTTGGTATTTATTCCAAGTGCTGCACCTGCACTTCCTTCTTCCTTTTTATTGTCCCCCGCATCTATGTCACCAACCAAAAATTTAACAACTTTAAAAAACAAACTATTTTCTGCTAATTTATTAAGTGCTGCATTAAACTTTTCAGCAGCCCCAGGCAAGCGCAATAAAAACACATTAAGCAAAATGTCCATTACTTCCAAAAATGGGTTCATTTCTTTGAGTATCCCATGCGCCCAATCGCTCCAACCCTTTGCCCATTTTTCTAGTAACCCAAGCAGACCCGACATTGGGCCGTCTTCCACGTCACCCATTACACCAAAAAACTTTTCAGCGCCTGAAAGCACCCTGCCAATTATAGTTGTTAATGGTGCTAAAAATATTTTAATTATGTCGATTAATTTTGAAGCTGTGTTTATAATTGGTTTTGCAACACCACCTATAATTACAGAAGCAAACCTCAATAACGAAGTAAACCCTTTTACAATAGCACCAAGTGGGCTCAAAAGTACACCAAGCCCTTTAACTAGTGGTGGCAATAATTGTACTGCAATTGCCACCACATCCTCAAATATACCTGCAAGCCCTGAATCTTTCATGAAGCTTATCATTGCAGTTTCCATTTTAGATTTAAATAAGGCTATCTGCCCACCAAGCCCTTGGAATGCTACTTCTGATGCCTGTGCTGCAATGCCACTTGATGCCCTTATTTCTGCTAAATTTGCAATAAATTTATCTGAAGAACTTACTAATGCTAAAAGTGCACGTTTGCCCCTGCTTGATTGGTCAAAACCACCACCTACAAATGTATTTAGAGCAACTTCATCAAGTTCCCCTAGTTTTGCAATAAGCCCTTCAAAGTTTGTAAATTTGCCAGTAGCTTCATTAAGATAATTGGCAATATTGACACCGGCTTTTGCCATTGCCTTTTTTACTTTTTTACTTTTTAATTCATTGATCATGTTCCTGAATAAGGTACCACCTAATTCATTTTTCTGCCCAGCACTTGCCTGAATGCCCAAGGCTGCCCCTAATGTTTCAATTTCAATGCCTGCTAATTTGGCTTCTACACCTACTGTGGCAAATCCAGACCCCAAACCTTCAACTGTTGTAGTGGCTAATGTGGCGCTTTTAACAAGCATGTCATTTATACGGGTTAACCCTGTAACTGCAATACCTTGTGCACTCATTATGTCGGTTGCAATATCAGCAGCACGCCCAAGGTCTATATTAGCAGCAGCAGCAAGTTGTAATGTACCAGGTAATGCGCCAATAACCTCGTCAACTTTTAAACCTGCCTGTGCAAGGAACTTTTCAGCTTCCGCTGCTTGGCTTACTGTGAAAATACTCGCTTCACCAGCTTTGAGTGCTGCTTTTTCAAGTTTTCCCATGTCATCAGCAGAAGCTAATGTAACACGCTGTACACTTTTCATACCAGATTCAAAATCAATGAACTTTCTCGTTGCTGCACTTATGCCTTGAATTGCTTTTACAATACCAAAAATAGCCAAACCTGTTGCAATAGCCACTGGTGTAAGTCCACTGAGTAAAGAACCCACCAATGGTATTTGATTTGCCATTTCACGCATTGGGCGCAAAACACCACCAAAACTTTGTTCAATGCGGGCATTAAACCCATTCATTTTTCCAACCATGGATTCAAGCCCCTGGCCTATTTTCATTTTGGTGTGTGTTGCGAACTTTTGGTATTTATCGTCAAGTTTAGAAAGTCCTTTACGTGAATTATCAATATTTTTGTCCCACTTGTCAAGTTTAGCCTTGTCAACTGAGATACCAAATTTTGTGAGCAGTTCGCGTATTATCATTTTTTAACCTGTTGCTATATTTTTTAGTCTTTCTAAATCTGCAGCGAAGGCTCTTTTGCCCTCATCTGCTAATTTATAAGCCTCATCCATGTCTAGTAATGCATTTATTTTTAAAAGTTCGGGGTACGTAATGGTCTCATAATCGTGCAGGGTGACTTTGCCCAATTTATAAGGTCTCCAAAACATCCATTCACTTTTAATTTCATCATTTAATACCCCAACATCACCGAAACCATCTACAATTATTCTCCGTTCAGTAATTCCTCTTTCAATGTATTTATTTTGTTCAGCCATGCGCCAAAATCGCCTGTCACCCCCCTCAAAAAAGGGAATCTATTATACCGCATTACCTCAATAGCCAAAATTAATATCTTGTCTGGTGGGCACCCCATGAAAGCTTTGTCAAAGTCTTCCCCTGTTTGAATTCTGAAATTTGGTTGCCCTGGGGCATCAACTGCCATGCCTTCAAAAAGTACCAATAATAAATCAACGAGTTCATCTGGTGAAATAGAATTTGTTAATTCTTTCAAAGCTGTGGTTGCATCATTAATTATTGGTTTCATGTCAATATCAAGTGTCATGAATTCTGTGAGTGCGAATTTTTTGCTTAAAATGCCCTCATTCTTTAGCTGTTGGAATAAATCCCATGCCATTCGTGCGGGGCCATTTAATAATGATACCATGGGCGTGCCCAATTTCCAAGCACACTTCATGACGCTGCGACCTTGGAGTAAACTATATGTATACTCCCTGTCGTCAATTTTGTATTTTTGTATATTTAATGCCATTTTAATCACCTGCCTGATTTAAATTATAACAATGTACCACCTGTAAAAACTGCTGCTGGGCCTGTGTCGAATGTCCACACCATGCCATCACTTTCACGTTTCAATGAAATTTCTGCCTGTTTTGTAATCCATGCCCGTAAAATACCAACAGTTGTTAACCCGTCAAGGTCTTTTGTCAACCATGGCAGTTTGCTTGTGTTCAACCGTGCATCAACTTCATGCAGCCCACTTAATATTCCATTTAATGGGTTTGTTTTAAATAAATTAATAACAATTTGCACATGAAAGTTGTTTAAGTTAGCACGTTCACGCTCTCCCTCACAACCTGTTTTTGCCCCAAACATATCATCTGGGCGGATAATTGTAATACCTTCCTCATCAAAGCCTGTAATGGGGACACCACCCCAAACATGCTTGTAATTTTTAAAATCGTATGTTCTAACTTCTCCAGTTGCCATTTTTTAACTCCTTTTACGGTTATGGGTAAACCACACCTTGTATAACAAATTCTTCAAAAGCACCCTGAAGCCTTGCGCTCCAATTAAGCCCAGTAAGTTTTCTATCTGCACGGTCACTTGCAGTTGTTTCATCAATTTTTGGTATTGTTAATACAACAGTAGTCCCGTCAATGAACCAAACTGAAGCTTCTTCTAATGCTGCACGTAATTCATTTTCTACCAAAGTTATGCCACCATCGGTTGCTGCAACTTTACGTTGTCCAGATGCAGAACGTTTTAATAGGGTATAAAGTTTGGTTTGTATTAAATCATTAAGCCAATCTGTACCACGCACAACGTCAATTGGTGTGCCGTCTGTCATACGGCCTTTCCATGTCATGTTCAACCCTTTCACACGTGTGTATATGTTACCACTGCGTGGGGTTGTTCCTGTTGGGTCAAAAACAAAATCCATTATTGTTTCATCAACTGTAGTAGGTAATACCCCTGTTAATGTTTTAAATGCAAATGTTTGCTCTGCTGGTTCAAAAGGAAATCCTTCTGCCATTTGCGCAATTGCAGCCCATTCAACAGTGGCTGGTGTAATGTGCTGTGCATCCTGCTCATTTGGGTTATAGGTCAAAAATGTTCTTCCCAAACCAAAAGCGCCAAAATAAGTAAAAAGGTCGTCAGTACCAGGGGTGTTCCCTGCATCATAACCAAGTTCTACTGTTGCACCAGCCAAATTAAACAGGGTTGCTGTTGTAATGTCAGTTCCAGCTAGTGGGGCTGATATTGTAATTGAACTAGTTGAATCAACTGTTGAACTGGCAATTTTTAAACGGGTACCAACAACAGTACATGTTGCCCCTGTTAATGCTGTGTCAATTACGGTTGCAATTTCTGCAAGTGAAACAACTGGTGTTGAAAAATCTAATGCTGTAATCTGTGCAACTGCTGCGCCATCAATAGATATACCAAAAGAACCATCTGCTATTGCCACCCAATTGGCAACCGCACCTGCTGCACCACCTATGGTGTAACCTGCACTGGCAACACGTGTATAATTAATGCAACCTTCATCCGCTGTAGCGTGCCCAAAAATGCGCTCTTTGGTTTCAACCCAGTCAGCAATTGCTTTTAAGTTAGTTTTGCGTGTGGCAGCTGTCCACCCAGTGTCCTCTACTATTGCAAGCCCATACCACCCACTGTATTCCGCATGCACGGCTGCAAGTGCTTCTGGCCAGCCAGCGTCACCAGAATCTTTTCTACCAAGAACGAATGCCCCTGGGTTTGGGTTTTGCGCAAATAAACGCAATGCAGCTGCGTATACATCGCTATCACTTCCCCAACCGTCTGCTATTACTGCGTCAATACTAGCGTATGAGCGGTGGCGAGATTCATTATTAAGAAAGGGCACCGTTGTGTCAAATTCGTCAAACTGTTTGACGAGTATAACAACACCGAAACCAGCTGCTGCTGGAAATGCCAAATCCCCTGTAATGGTGGATTGAATTATTTTGTCAATAACTGCCATTTTTCAGTTCTCCTGTTATTCCTGATCTGTTGTGTAAGTTCCAGATATTATTGTTGCCCCAAGTGCACTCAAACCATAATAGTTCCCACTTATACCAGCAATAAAATCTTGATTAAATGTTATATTTTCATTTCTTCCTAAATAAACCACCATCATACTTTCTTCATGGTAGCTATTACCTGTTTTATATGGTACTGATAAAATACCACCTTCAAACCCCCGTACTGCCATACTTTTAGAACGGAAAAAAGTTTGTACCACTGGGTGTTGTAATGTCATTCTTAATATATTTAATAGTCCACCACTACCATTAACTTCCCTTATTTCAACCCATGTTTCATTTTCACTGATATGGGTATCTGTTGCATAAGTAGCTTCAACGTCTGGTGTATCAAAATCATAATCTGTGCTTACACCCAACTCCATTAAATCAAGCCCACATTGTTTGTCCTTGTCTGGGGTGTACCCAATAACAATATGTTTGCCTTCCAATGTGCCTTCATTGTGGTGGCTTCGTACTATTGGAATAACTAGAGAAGCAGGTAAAATTCTGCTTCCATTAAGTGTACCCGGTGCCCCATTATCTTTTACAATAGTAACTGTTGCCCCATTTAATACAAGGTCACACCAATCATACAAATTATTCCGAACTTGGTCTAAAGTGCTCATAGCCCAACCTCTGCATTGGTGCGGGGTTCTGCTATATATTTATAATGGTCAATTACTGCAAAAGCACCCCCAGCTTTATAAGGCATACTAGCTGCAACTTCATACCATTCATCGTCAAACTCAATAAATGTACCTGTTTGGCCACTTTTTTTAACGTCCAACTTCACTTCACTATAAACTTTAACACTTCCAACGCTCCAGTTACCTTCAGCGCCTACCTGCAAGTCACGGCCTTTCACAGGTTGTACATTTCCAACAAAAGTTGATTGAACCCATGTTTTAGTGTAATCAAGTTTTACTTTTGTCTCTGCATAATCTCTGCGATTAATATTATGTCTAAATAGTAAGCCCATTATTTCCCGCCTTTAGCGTTAAACATGGCGTCTACAAAGGTAGTGCTTCCGTACTGTACTTTTGATTTGATTGCGTTTCTAAGCGTTGCAGTGTCAACCAGGGGTGTACTGTCTGGTGTAACTGCTGCACCACTTGGGCGCTTCTTATAATTTGGGCTAAGTCTTGCAAACCTGCGTTTTGTAAATTGTTCTTTTAATAAACCTTCATATAAAAGGCCAATTCTTTTTGCAGCAACATACGGTGATATTTTACCAGCAAGAGCCATTGCCCACAATTTAGCAATAGTTTTATGTATTTTTATTGCATAATCATGGAATGTTGTTTGGTATACTGGCCGTGCGGGTATATTTCGTTTTTTGCTTCCAAATTCATGGGTGGCCATAAGTTCCGCGAGTGCAATTTCCCCGTCTTTTGTTTTACCCGAATCAGAAAAATGCCCAATTGCAACAACCATCCCGTTGGTCTTTGCAAAATTGCCAATTATTTTCTGCATGCCCTTATCAGTATCTTTCACACTCATCCGTTGGTACCCCCAAGGCTCATGCTACCTGATGTCATCATTGAAAAATTAGCAGATGCTCGCAAAGCGAATAATGTAAGACCATATTGTGTCCTGCTTAAATCAGCTTTTATTGCCCCACGTGTGGAACCGCTGTCATTTTCTGATATTGAACCATAGGCAATTGCCAAATCCCCTTGATCAAGGCTTTTAATTGAGCCATTACCTGCAGCAGTTGCACCACCCATACTCAATAATTGTGAATTTTGTGCATCTAATTGCAAAAGGTGTGCAGCACGTAATGCAATAGCATAATTGTATTTGCCTTTGTACCAAAGTTCATTTGTTTGTAAAATAGCCAAAGATAAAAAGCTATCTTGTGTATCTGTATTTAATACACCGGTTGTGATAACCGCTTGCGTAGCGCCACCTGTTACGATGGCGCTCAGTAAGATTTCATCACGGATGGTTGTAACTGTAATAACTAAACCACTTCTTGTTGCGGTTGAAACAATAGGAAGTGCAGCAATACTTATTACAAAAGCATCTAATGTCGTGTCGGAATCTGTTGCAAATAGTGCAACTGCAGTTTGCCCATTAACTGTACAGCTAATGGTGTTGCCTGTTACCAATACACCATCAAGGCTGAGCCAATTTGCTCTTGCATTGAATTGTGGTGCAATTAGTTCCAGGTATTCTGCTGCAGTTGTAGCCATTTTTTAGATTTCCTTTCTTTTTCCGTCGAATTTTTCGATACTATCAATTTGATTCAGCACACATACCCGTAATGACTCATCCTTGAATTTCTTTTTCCAAGTGGCGAGTGTTTCTGGGTTGTATGTGTCTTTGATAATTTCTTCAGCTTCGTCAAGATCCATTTTTTCAATATCACGAACTTTTAGTTTTGGGCTTGGTGCTCCACCCATTTTTTCCAAGTATAAACCGTAGGCCGAAAGGATTGCATCCTCTGAACTTGATTTTACCCGAAAAGAACGAATTTCACCTGGTGGGAGTTGTTTTGCATCAACTGTGTCTGCAAGTGTAACCAAAAAATGGCCACCAGTTTCGGGTTTAACACCGTCACCACCTGCTGCAATTACTTCAAAAAACTTTTCCAATGTAAGAATTTTATTAACCTGTGCCTGTTCGGGTGCTTTTACTTCACCTTCTACATTTACTTCAATTAATACACCTTTACGAATATATTGTTGAATAACAGATATTTTTCTTACTTCTTCCCAAACTGCTTTTGGAATTAGATTGTGGCCAGCATATAAAGAAAATTCCTTTACAATAACTTTGCCATCAATTTTTGCCTTAATAGAGGGGAGGCCTATTAAGCCATGCCCCGCTTTTTTATTATCAATTATTACATTTTCCATTTAATGCCATCCTGTTAATGTTAAATTCCTACAGCCTTCACAACAGATTGTGGGTATGGTATAGATACACCACCTGTGCGTGCTATTTGTGTTACAACGTATTCCATGTTTTTATACTCCTGAGGTAATGTCATCATTGGAACAGGTCTGTTTTGGTAAAGATTACGTGGGCTTTTCACATAACCGATCATAATGTCTTCACCAAGTGCACCTGCACCAGCGCATTCTTCCACCCAATCAACACTTACACCTGGGTGCGTGTTGAGAAAAAACTGAAGCACTGAAATATCAGACGCTGTACTATTCTGCTTAGTTGAAATTATGTCATGCTGAGCAATTGGCATAATTATCTGGTTTACAATACGTTTTCCGCGTGTTGTAGTTTTAACTAAACGTGTCATACCATTAAGGTCTGCAATTTGTTCAGCTGCTGTTTTTGTTGAAAATTCAGGGTTACCGCCTGTACCATTTGGAATTACATATTCCAAAATACCTGGAAAATCAAATAAACCTTGGAGGCCATCATTAGCAGAGCCATACCATGCAGCACGGTCAAGGCGTTCCATGATTGCTTCTGTTGCTGTTTGTGCTCGTCTGGTTGCAAGATTGATATTTGTACGTTGTGCACGTGCAATTTCAAAAATGTTGTACCCATAAGCTGCTGCAACTGTTTTTACTGAAACAGTAACTTCTTCCCCAAGGATGTCAACCCGTGGAATGTCAGTTGCATAATCAGATATAATTTTTGCATAACCACGTTTGCTGAATCTTCGATATGTGATTGTTTCAACACCAAGGTCGCCCTCAGTATTAACAGGTATCAAACTGTCAGCTTTTAATTCATGGTATTCATAATCAAAAGTTTCTGTTTTAATCAACTCTAATTGGCGAGCAAAGAAAATCTGGCCTTGTGAGTCAAGTACCAAAGTACCAGCAGAATCTTTTTTGAAGGTTCCTTCAGCAAAACCAGCCACATCGTTGACGTTTCCGCCTCCGCTGAGAAAAGAAGGCTTTGCATCTAAATTTAATATTTTCATTTTTCATATCTCCTTAGATAGCGGTAAGTCCGCCCTCAAGTTGTACAACATATAAGTTGGTAACTGATGGGTCTTCAATATAATGCGCGTGCACCAATTGGTTGCCGGATGAAGTAGCAAATGCGGTAAATTTACCAACACCAGCAACTGTTTTTAAAATGTTACATTGTGTTTGTGCCAAAATGGTTGTTCCATCTGTTTCAACAACAATTGCACCTAGGTTCAAAATAGAAACAACTTCACCTGGATCGTTTTCTGTTGCACCAGGGGCAAAACTAGCATCAGCATAAGTTGGTGCATTTGTTTGTTTCTGCAAAGAAGTAGAAACACCCAAAAATGCAAGGGAGCCAGAAATTGCAGCGGTGCCAGGTGTAACAGTTGCCTGTGTAGCTCCTAATGTAATAGCACCAGTTGTTGTAATAGCAGCACCTTTAGTGGTAATTGTTATTACTAATGAGTTAAGTGATGCAAGTATACCAGTTACAGCATTAAGTTGTGCAACAAGCGCAGCAAGTGTTGTGGCTGAATCAGTTGCAAATGTTTCTGCATAAGCAGTCCCATTCACTGTCACCGTAAGCACATTACCTGTAACAAGCACATCTGAAAGGGTTAATGTATTTGTGTCAACTTTTGGTAAACACACAAATTGGTCGTCGCCTTCATAACCAAAAACCGCACGCCCAAAAGGGATTGCATCTGTTCCGATCACTTTTCGGCTTAAAAATTGTTTTGGGCCGGTTCCGTAAAGAGATCCTGCACGTGCTCTTTCTAGGTAGCCCCATTCGCCATTGGAAATAGTCATTTTTATTTCTCCCATTTAGCAGCAAGATCCTGCTTTAATTTTAGTTCTGCACTTATTGCATCACTCTTGTCTTCTTTTTTTGTCACTGGTGTAACAACTGCATCATGCACAACTTGTGCATTTGCAATATCTGCTTCCACTAAAGTGTCAAGTTTTTTACAAATCATTGCAAATGCACCATCAATAAAACCTTCAGATACACTATCAAGTTTTGCTTCTGCGTCCATTGCAAGAATAACAGCTTTCTTTTTATCAAGGTCTGTTGCATCTTCTGCCACAACTGCCTTTGATTTAGTAACTGCTGCATCTAATTTCTGAGCCTTTGCTGCAAATGCTGCCACTTCTGCTTTTGGTATGCAATCGTCAAGTTTTGCCTTGAGTTCCACAACTTCTTTTTCAGATTGGTCAAATTTACCTTGTAAAGTGTCTCTTTCTGTTGTAACCTCTACCAATGCTTCATCTGCCTTTAGCTTTGCAGCCTCAGCGTCTTTTGCACCGGCAATGGCTTTGTCAAGTGTAATTGCTACATGCCCAGGCACTGTATAAGTGAGGCCATCTAGCACGATATCCTTGTCCATGCCGTCTCCTTTTTTCTTTGGTTTGTTTTTTTCGTTTTTTCGTTTTGTGCCACCGCATTCTTCGGCAACCATTGCCCCGTCCATTTTAAGCACTGCGTCGTCCCCAGCACGCCCTTCATCAACAATAGCTAGGTGATTATACCTAATATTGGTTTGAATAGCATCATATGCCACCCCACCCCAAATACCAGGCCGTTCCACCACATCAGTAGTATAACCACATGAAAGTCCACGTTTACCAGCTTCTACATCCTGCACGGCCTTCTTTTGTTGGATAGATACAGATGTTGAAATAAAACCGTGCATTTGATCAGCAGTTACTTCTTCACCAACGTTACCAACTGTGTACTGCCCAACATTGTCTGCTGTTACAGCAACACCAGGTGGGTGGTCATTTGTTATTGGTACCATTTTAAGGCTTGCAACGCTATCTGGGTGGTATACGTGTTCGGGTGCCCGTAGTTCTCTTCTAACAGATCCGTCGGCCTGTAGGTAAGGGAATACACCGATTGTGGTGGCCACGGCTCGGCCAAGTAAAAAACCTTCATCATTTTTTTCAAGTGGTTGGTAGTCCCATTCTTTTTCCATGCGGGATCTTTCATTGAACCAGTCAACTTCTTCCCCTTTAGAAATCAAGCCACCCAAAAAGTCAGTTCTTTTAATACCTTTATCGACCCTAAAATTAATTTCAGCACTATCAAAGCGCATTGTGGGTACTGCTAATATTACTTCATTGAATAGAGTATTTAATTTAGCCATTACGAACCTCTTTCTTTTTTGTCTCTGGTTCTTTCACCGGCTTTTTTGGCGTTTGTATTGCAAGATTATTGCCAGTTCTAAATTCTTTCACTATAAGCTCCGGATTTTGCCTTAATGAATTGCTATAACTTAAAGGTATTTTAATAGTTAATGAACTTTTGGTATTTATGTTAAAACAAAACAAAACTTTATATTTTTATTGTATTAACATTTATATTTTTTAAAAAAGTATTTGCTTTTGCTATTTTGTTGGTTATATTTTAAATATGTTCCTTTTGTAGTGGTACACTATGCAGCTAAGAAGATTTGACCAAAATAAAAAACATGTGTGAACTTAACAAAAGAATGGACGTGATTATTGCAAAAATGGATTATTTGCAATATGCTTATCGGTTGCTTTTAAAAGCTCCCTGAATATAGGTATGTATGTGCACCTGCATTGGAATGCTTTGCCTGCCTGTAATGGTTCTTCCATTGGTGTTTTTTTGCGCCAAGTTTTCCCGCCATCATCGGATATAACTGTTTTATCTTCTAAATTTATTGTTTTGCTGTTCATTGCATAGTGGCTTGGTTTTGCTTTAGGGTATTTGCCACGTGGGTTGCCCCTGACACGTTCATCCCCAGCAGTAAGCCACTTACCAAGGGTGAGACCTGCTTCTTGCATGCGCCTGGTTGTTAAATCACTATTTAATGACCCAGTTTCATTTCGTGCAATAAGGTTTGCCCTGGCAACATTGTTCATTGCCCCTGATTTTGCCTTTGGTAATATGCCAAGTATTTTGTCACGTGTATTAGTCCAAAGTAGCCCATTTTCTACCCCATTGCGAACTATTTGCATGCTATTATGCAAAAATTCACGTGTAACATTTAGCCATACTTCTTCATTGCGTTCAATCCAACTATCAATCACCTGCTGGTGCCATGTCTCATGCGCCATAACAATAGTAGTCTTTTCGTCCCCCCCAAGTATAGTGCCTGTGAATTTCCCCCACTGTGTCACATTAAAAGCGTCTATTTCCATGGCCTTTTTTAATAGGTAAGCTGACCTATACGCAGTAACTTCCCCAAATATTTCTTCCTGTATGGAATTTACAAATTGTTCTAGGTCTTTAATGTCCCCCTGGTATGCGTCACCATGGAAATCTGACACCCAATTATTATACTGGGGCTTTGTGAAATCTATAACACCTTTAATTAGTACTCGTATGTATTTTGATAATGTATTGGAATATTCACGTTCAGCAGATTTTGGAAATAACCACGGCATGTTGTACACACCGTCCTGTGTTCGTTCCCTGACGGCTTTTGGCATTTTTGCCCTGTGCCTAACCAACGCTGGGAAGAGGTAGCTATTTTCTGGGTTAACAGCAGCCATTATTTGCCAGTCATTCTTTTAAGTTGTTCTGGGTTAAAATAACCGCAATTTTGTAAAACTTCATATTGTAAATTTTTGTCATAATTGTCAAACCCTTTAGCCTTTAAATCTGCAATAATGCCATCTATTTTTTCATCAAGTTTCTGTTGGTTAATGCCGTCCATTGCTTTCATATAATCTGCAACATCCTGTTCTAATTCTTCTGCTGTGGTCTCTTCTACTTCTTCTGCCTCAGGTGCTTCTTCCTGTTGCAGCACTGTGTCAAAACTATAAGATTCACCACCAAAGCGACTTTTCCGTACTTCGTCAGCAAATAGTGCTGCAATGTCGAGTGTATACATTTTATCAATTTCTGCCTGTATTTTTTTCATTTCTAATAGTTCTTTCTCTGACGGCATATCAGGGTGGTTGAAACTAACTTGGTGCCTTGATTTCCCCTTGGTAATTAGGTCAATTAAATACTGTACCCCAGGCTCAAGGTCTTCTTGCACACCAATGGTAAAATCATTATAATTTTTTGCGTCACTTTCACCTGTTGAATTTTCACCAGCTGGGGATCTCCCAAATAGTTTTGTAATTGGTATTTCTGACATACCAGCAATTTGCATTTGGTTTAATGCCATTATATCAGGTATTCCAGAAAAGTTTATCTGCTCCCTTTTAAAATCCTCGCCTGATTCTGCATCCAACAAAATAGATTGTATGACACTTTTGGTGAGTACCATAGCTTTTATGCGCGCTTGAAATTTTGACCAAGCCTCTGTGCTGGCTTCACTATCACTATCACCCATGTCAGCAAGCAAATCTTTAAGGCCAGCCATTATAAACTTTCCAACTGTACTTTCTTGCATCATTGTTGCAATTGCTTTCATACCTGTGCCATAGTACCCAAGTGCCTCCATTATTGGTTCTAATACACCACCACCCCAAAATTCCTCTTCTATAGTGTTATGTATAGACCCAGCACCTTCGTTGACCCTGTCGTATTTCTCGCCCTTCATAATAATAAGCCGTGAATGGTGTACTGGGAAAACACCACCAAGGCGCTTTCTAATTTTAAATATTTCTATTTCTTCGTACATTGAGCTTGTTGGGTCTTGATTTAAATCACCTTCAATGATTTCAAATTCCCCACGGTTGAAGTTTTTAAGCCCCACAATTTCTGTTATCCCATTTATGTCTAGTGGTTTTTCTAACTTGTCCGCATTTTTAGTCTGAATTAAAATAGCACCACCACCAAACTTTCTGGCATGTATTGCTAATTGTGTGAATGCTTTTTTTGCTTTAAGGTGCTTTAAGGTGTCAAGCAATTTATTATCAGTGTCATCACTGATTTTTACCCAGTTTTTAGTGGCATCTTTGGCAGGCGCTTTTACTATTGTCCGTGCAATGCCGTCTTTTCTGTACATTGATTCAAATATTGCAATGGGGGTTGCATACCCTCCTGTAAATGCATTGTACTCACTTTTATCATCCGCAGTGCCAATGCCACTTGCAAAATTAGTCCAACTGTCACCGCGTGCCCCACTTTTAGTGCTTCCACCAAGCAGTAACATTGCCTGTTCTAATGCAACTTGCATATCAACTTTACTCATTCCGTCCGACATATGAAAATTCCCTATTTGTATTACTTTAAATATAAAATATAAAACCGTTACTTTTTGTATTACCTTTTTTGGTGAAAAATCAATCTAAACTATTTTGTTAAAAAGTTTACTATTTTTTAAAAAGTAGTTGTGTTTATATGTTATTTTGTATATATTATAAAAAAGGGGTACATTATGCTTATCATATACAATACACACACAGGCGCACAAGTTACAGTAAACAGCACAGAATGGGATTTATGTATAGCATGTGACTTGCTTTACACAGAAGGCGAAATATTAAAAGATTTAATTGTAATATATTGTTCATAGGGGGCAACATGAAAAGAAGTAGAAAAGAAATTCAGCGTCATAATTTATTGCATTGGGCAAAAAAAGAACTTTGTGATATAGTTATTAGTGCAAAAGATGTAATTGCAGAAAATGGGCAACCAATAACAGGGTATGGGCAATTCTACACTGGTGGTAATAATGGCTGACAATGAAATAACTGGTGCCCTACAGTGGAGAATTTCCAGATTAAAAATGGAAAGTGTTGCACGTAGGCGAGAAATAGTATATTACTGGGTGCTATCTAAAGCTATAACACTGCATCAATTTTGCACAATAATTAAGTTTGTTGAATTAAATTAAATAATGGCTCTTTTTGAGCCAATTTTTATGCGTATAAACGGGACAAAGTAGCAATGCATTCTTTATCCCGTTTTCTAAATGGCCTTTGATATTGTAGTTCTGCAATGCCCATATTCATTAATTGCCGTATACGTTCCCTGGTTACACCATATAATTCACCAACCTGCCCCATTGTTTTTGGTACCCCATCAGATATACCATAATAACAATCCAAGATACTTGCATACCGTTTTGTTATCCCCCCAAGCCGTTTTTTAACATAGGCCTCAATTTCTATTAATTCAATAGCTTTATCTGGGGCATCTGTATTACTTGCCAGCTTATGATGGAGTTCTTTATCATCGCTGTCATCTTCGCTTTTTTTAATTCCGTCCAGGGACAATGTATTATCTCTAATCTCAGTATATTCCAACAGGTGCTTTGGCCAAAGTTCCTTTGGAACATCGTCATTCACCAACTTATTCATTACACGGTGTAAATTTTGTGGAATACGTATAATAGAACCAGAATCTTGTATTGTGCTTGTTATTTTTTGCCTTACCCACCATACGGCATATGTAATAAATTTGAAACCCTTATTTGTGTCAAAATTGTCACGGGCTTGTATAAGCCCAATAATTCCTATACTAATAAGATCTTCAAAAGCATATGGTGAATTCCTATAGGATAAGGCAACTTTTAGAACAAACCGCAAATTTGCTGTAATTAGGAGGTCACCTGCTTTTTTATTCCCATTTTTGAATGCAGTAAATAGTTCATATTCCTGCTTTTTTGTTATTGGTTTTGTCTTTGCAATATCTTTCATGTATTTAACAAGCAATTCACTGTCAATTCTAACCATGTAACTACCCTCTCTTTACTTTCATTTTTAGCCAATAAGCGCGTGCTTTTTTATTATAACGTGACAAAAGGCAGCCTGATTTTGAGTGCGAGTCGCCTACACAATGAATGCAGGAACTTGTGTGCATCTTTATCTTTTCACACTCAACGTTGAAACATGTAAGCTGGTGTGGTGGTACATCTTCCATCCCATCTTTTACCTGGGGCAGCCTTAATCCAAGTAATAACTTTTCCATTTTTTCGTCAATCTTCATGTTCCCTCTTTGCCTTTTGTAATTTTAGCACTAATTCTGATAGTGCAATTGCAATTACCCATACACTTAACCCACCTATTAATGGTGCTGCTATTGATAATAATACTATTTCAATTTGTGTAACCATGTTACTACCTACTATTATTATAAAAACTTTAACAATTAAACACCTGCATTAATCCACTTAACAACCCCAAGTGGTAGGTGCTTCACTTTATTTGCAGCAAAAAACTCATCTAATTCTTTGTCTATTTCTTTAGAAGCTTCTTCATGCCCATACTCACTTTCTTCTTTCTTTGCTTCCGCCCACCCTTGCAAAAATTCAGAAATGGGCATTGTTTGAATTAATTCTACTTGTTCCTTTAGTTCTCTTTTATTCATTGCTTTTTCTAAAATGTAATCAGTGTGTTTTTGCACACTAGAGTCAAAGTTACTTATTCCAAGTATCAACCTTGAAATTTCAGCGCGCACTTCATCGTCGGTCTTCCTTTTTCCCGTTTGTTTTTCAAACCTACTTACACCATAGGAATTTGCAACCTGTGTCAATGCTTCGCCTATGGCTATAACCCCCATATCCCCTAATTTTTTATTATACCTGGCCTTTTTATAATGCCTGTATTTAAGCAAAATAAAAGGTATTGCTTTGTCGAATACAATATTTATAAAGGTGACCCAAATAATTGTAACTGCAACATAATCTGACATTCCCATTTATTCCCCTTTAGGTAGGTACCAATTATTTATTGTATTGATATCCTTTACAGTTCTTTCAACTTTAACTTCAATTAAATTTATAGCTTCTTGTTTTGCTAAATTTAGGTCTTTTGAAGATAGCAGCCTTTGTGTAAAACCAAAGCCAGTAAGCAACCAATCGTCTTTCTCAAAATGAATATTCCTATGTATGCTGACCTTTTTACCATTTATATATATCTCTGAAGCTATAATTATTGAATCTGGGAAACCTTTTAACTTGTCTCTCCATATACAGTTACTTTTATTTCGCCCTATCATAATTTACCCTCCCAAATAATATCTGCATTCTTACCACTATGTAGTCTCCAAGAAGTACCATCATAACTCGGAACGAGACCTTTATTACAAAGTTTAATGCAAGAAGAAAAATCATACTCGAATTCTATATTTGGAAATAGGGAAGTGCTGTATGCATAGACTGAAGCCCTGACTGAATCACCAACTGAAACCGGTACTGAACCATAGACTGCATTACAGACTGCACCATAGACTGCATTACAGACTGAACCATAGACTGCATCACCAACTTCCTCACCAACTGAATCCACGACTAAATCCCAGACTAAATCCACGACTGAATCACTGCCTGAATCACTGCCTGAATCACTGACTGAAGCCCATTCCTTGAGTAACTCTACATCCTGTTCTGTTACTTTAGTTACTTTAGGTAATTCCAAAGGATTGATTGGAAATAGAGTATTATAGAAGTTCCAACCCATCTTCTTATTTTGTTCAAAAACCAAAGCTTTAACCTCACTTAAAGGCACTTCTCTGATAATTTTTTGATATTCATAGCGGTTCTTGTATGGAGGGTGCAAGACCTCCTGACCCCAAACCTCTACCTCAAATACTTTTCTACCTTTTGCTAGATTAGTATAAAGTAACCCCTCTACACCTGTGGCATAGAATCCATTGGAACAATCTGTACTTTGGTCATTGTCAAAGTCTTCACAATGGCACTCTGCCCCGATCTCATATTGAAAGCCTTGGAAGTGGGACGTTAGGTCTTTGTTAAGTATTTTGTACATTGTCTTTTTCATATTATTTACCCCTTATGGTTATTATAAAAACTTATTTGGTAAGTGTGCTGCAATAAACAATATGGCACAGGCACCCATAATAATTAGGCATGCAACCAGTGCAACCAGCAGTATTGTTGTGAATAGTATCATAAAAGCCACCTCTTACACAATACCTCTAATTTGCATATTGCTATCGATAACTCAGTTGCTTGGTCACCATGTTTAGTATTCATAAGCCTTAACCATGCACAATGTACATGGTATGATGGTGAAAAAGATTCAACTAATTGCAGGTGGTCATATATTGATTTTACCTCCGCTTTAAATTCAGATAATTTCATATTATACCTCTATTATAGCATTGTTACTTTGCGCCCATGCCACTATTTCTTTATCTGTTGCCCTTGTTATCAAATATGTAGGCATTGGGCCAATATAACAATTACAACCATCTTTGTGCTTAATAATTTCAATATCAGTACCTGGGATACTTATATGCTTGAAATAAAATTCATTTTGGTTTGATGGCAAACTTGTACCCTCCAATGCAAGTTCTTGTTCGCCTTTTATTCTTTTATTATTCATAATAATTACCTATTAATCCTAATAACTTTTATAACTGTGTCACGTACTACCAATGTATCCCGTATATAAAGCCTTTGCACCAATGTATCTATTTTTGTAATAGTTAGTGTATCCACTATAGTAAAAGTGTCCACAGGTGCCACAGGTGCCTTTATTTCATAGGGCACCTGTGTTTCTTTTTCATTATCTATGTTATTATCAACACTTACAATGTTACAGGCTGATATTAGTGTTATGAGTATTATTAATAAGTATTTCATTTGTTGCCCCTTTTAAATTTCACCTTGTTTATTATAAATTCTTAGTCCAAGTTCTTTTAAACCCATTAAAAATTTTGTTTCGTCCATGCTTGATGGTATTTTTTTATTAAATGTGTCAAATTCTTTAATATCCCCCCATATACTGAGCATACACCTTATATCATCTACATCATTCCCATAGGCTACTGCACCGCTTTGTGGCCAAAGAACAGCAAATTTATAATCCATATCTTTTACTGTGTTTATTATTTGTAATACTTTAGTTGGGTACACTGGTTTATTATTTGGCTCATTCATTTGTTGCCCCTTTTAATCTAAGCAATTTGGGTTTGATTTGTACCAATTACGTGCTTCTATTTGTATTTCTGAGTAATAGCCTTTTTTACCTACTATTTGGCTTAATTTACCAAGTTTGCCTTCAACTTCAATAGCACCATCTTTTCCAAGTATTGCCCAAGTCCAAGGGTCAATTTGTAACATTTCTATTGTGTCCCCTGTTACTTTGTTTGTGTAAGTTGTTGTAGTTGTAGTTGTCATTTTTGGTGCCTCGTTGCTCTGTTCCCTTACTTATAATATATACTAAGTTTATAGTAAAACCTAATACTTTTTTAAAATATATTAACTTTTATTAAAATAAAAAAGCACAGGTATACCCCATGCTTTATTTTTTATAGTTACTGTGTAAAATTACTACTGTGGGGAATCTTTATTTGGGTCAAAGTCAACAGTTATTTTGCCACTTTTTGCGCTTTTAATTAATACATACCCTTTATCTGTTAACATGTACAATAATGCATGATTAACCAACCCACCACCATCACTGTAGGAAACAGGGGATGAAGTTATCTGTACAACTTTACCATATTTACTAGTTGAATCAACTTTCTTTGCTTTTACTTTACGTGGCACTGTTAAAAGTTCTAATTTGCGGCATGGTATTTTAACATACTTTTGAATTTTCCTTCTGCTTATTTCAATATCTGGCAGGAGGCATCGTAAATGCACACAGGGCACCCCGAACATTTGGGTAATTTCACTTGATGTTAGAATAAATTCTAAACCTGAGTACTCAGGGTGGTGTACATCCGCATACTTAACACGCCTGTCTTTTTTAACTTCCCAACTATACATAATAACCCCTATTCAAATTCTTTTAAAAAATCTTTTACCTTAACTCTGTGTAAATGTTCTAACATATTTGCTTTTTTGATATTGTAAGCACTTTGAATAAATATTAAGTCGTCTATCTTTGTCCAAAATAACCTTCCTGAAACCCTTGTTCTTAGTTGAGCCATTCCCCTACTCCAATCTAATTTTGCCAATACAAAGCGCATACCGCTTTCTTTTTGCCATGTGGTGTGATAGTTGCACCCTGGTACATAACGCTGCTTGGCACACATTACAATACCAAATTAACTGCATATGGTACGTATATTATCACAAGCCTAAGAATAAGCAATAAAAATAGCCAACATGAAAAATTAAACAATGCTAATAGTGTGATATAAATACCAACCCACAGTTTGTCTGCTTTGTAACTTGGTGGCACATTATCACAATACACCGTTGACCACTCCCCCCACCATAACAATGCTAGGATGCACCCAACAAACCATATTAATAATACTATTCCAAATTTTTTAATAATTTCCATTTTATACCCCTAAATCGTCGTCGTCGATGTCTTCGTCCCAAAATAAGTTATCACCTTCATATTCTTTTTGTGGTGCAACAATGCAATCACAATCTTCAAAGTCATTGCCACACAGTTCACAATAATCTTCAAATTTATCATATTCCACTTCGCCCTTAGCCATATATAACACCTTTAATTTTACAATTTGTAATAAACCCTAATTGCTGCACTTTTATTACACCGTGCTTTATATAATCCTTATAATCTACTGGGAGTATTCTATACCCTGGGCACACATCTTCCATTTCTATATTTGTATTTGAAATAATAGTATCAAAGTTTATCTGTGTAATTGGCACATTTGTACCAACTTTATTACGAAAAGCCTTTATCTCCTTTGATAATAGTTCCCATGCTTTTGTTATGACAAATTCTTCTGTCATTAATGGGCACCTGGTATATTGCTCAAAGTAGCAGGCGAGTATTTTACAATTTTAATGTGTTTTATTTCGGTGTAATTCAATAAAAACCCACTACAGAGAAACAACCCTAGGTTGCTATTTTTCGGTACACCTTTAATTTTAACGTAGCAACTATACCTACTGAATGAGCAAAAAGCAACCACTTTCCCAATTGCACCTGTACGCGCCCATTTAGGGTTTAGAAAGTGTGGTCTTACTATCCTAACTGTGTCACCTATTTTAAAATCTGCCATATTGCCTCCTGTGCTTTTATTATAAAAGGTTTAATTATTAAATAGTTCTGGATGGTAATAATACAATAGCATTTTACATTGTTCACTTAATAAATCATCGTGCATTGGAATATCTGACCTAGCTTCCGCCCACCCTGTTATGTGGTATTTGCACATACATTCCCACTTATCAACCTGCAGGTATCCTTTTCCACCTATTGTAAGCACTCCCATGGCATCCTCTGAGACATAGTCACCTTGGCGTGCTGCTTGGCTTAATGCAAAGGCTTTCCAGTTATAAAAGTCATCTTTTGTACCTAAAACAGCGACATATGGTTTATCGTCTATTGCCACCTGCTTTATTTCTAAGGTAGCAGGGTCATATTTCCTAATTACCCTAGTATCTTCTGGGTTTTCTACACAAGCCCTTCCACGTGTCACCCGCTTAGTGGGGAATAATTCAAAAAACTCAGCCATGTGTGTGCATCTCCTCTAATAAAGATCTAACAATACCAGCAAGGTACTCACGGTCACCTGGGTGCACGGTTTCACCTATTAGTTCCTTAGTTCGCTCTTCATAATAACTATCTAAATTTTCTGGCTCAGATAATTGATACCAAAATACAAGCTGTGTCTGCCCAGTTGTTGTTTTAGTATAGACCTGCTGCAAACTGTGCCTTTGTTCAAGTTTTACGTATGTTTTGCCGTCTAACAAAACTATTTTGTTCTTTTTGTAATCCAAATAATCCATTAATATATTTCCATTATTGTTTTTATGATTGCTTCTGTTAATATACTTAAACTTGGGGATGCATTTGGTATGTTTATTACACTTAGTTCTTTTTTATTTGCTATATCTTGATAGTAATCCAATACCTTTTTTGTTAATTCAGCCACTTTACACTCTTTGTCTAAGTCCTCTGGTTCTTTTGGCTCAAAGTTAGCAGGTTCCCCACTCGCAGCACACCCAGTGCACCCAGATGGACATATACACTGGTTCCCATCGTGCTTGCAATTTACACAAGGCACACGTGTGCCATGCACTAATTCTAATTCAGCCAACCATCTTTGATATAAACTAAGTTCCCCCCGTGTCCTATTTGGCAATGATTCAATTAAGTGCATTAGTTCCTTTTTGTAATAGGCAATATCAACCCCAAATCTATTAATTGCTGGTTGTGTGGTTTTTTGTTCAAACCTAAATTTACCATCAATCCCAAGGCTGCTGCGTGGTTTTAATGTTAACTGCGCCAACCTTAAATACACAACACCTGTGCCACTTAACCCAGAATCAGGTACAATTGTTCCTGTAATTGGGCTGCCCTTATGGTTTCTACAAATGCACCACACTGGTGGCCGCTGGCTTCTTGAATTAGGTACAACTTTAAATATTTCCCACTCCCCACTGTAATTTGGGTTTGGACAATTTGCTATTACAATAGCACCTTTTTTGCATTCGGATAATTTCATTTTATACCCCTAAATTTAAAGCTCTTCTATACTGTCACAGCTATCCAGTTCATTACACCCCGTGCAATCTGTGCAATCTGTACACCCAACACAATTTTCACAATTTTCACAACTTGTGCAATCTTCACAATTAGTGCAATTTGTTAATGTACTACTTATTCTGTACGCATCATCAAATGTGTAATTAATTTTGTTCCAGCTATTATTGTTTTCGTCTATCCAAGTTGTTGCTGTTTCAGTTATGCAAGTTATTTTTGTTGTAGTTGTCATTTTTGGTGCCTCGTTGCTCTGTTCCCTTACTTATAATATATACTAAGTTTATAGTAAAACCTAATACTTTTTTAAAATATATCACTTTTTATTATTATATGCTCTGTAACACCTTTTTGCAGCAATGACACCGTTCTACTTTTTCTATATGCTGAAACAGTTATAGGACTTATTTCGAATTCATCTGTGTATTTTGTGAATTCATCCTGCACCCCTTTTATTATTGTGTTCAAGGCTGTTTGTGTTAAGGTTGAGGTGACATTTCCACCTGTTGCACTCTCCCACCTTATAACATGTTTGCTCATAATATTATTGGCTACTATTAAGGCAAAACCCCACCTGGTATTAAAATTATCAAGGCATACATTCATAATTTCTCTATTGGTCATAGGGGCCTACACTTAAAAAATAACCTGTTTTTATTATAAAACCTTTTACCACAAACCTTCACCATTATTACCTTCAAACATACAACGGAATAAACTCGCCATACTATCAGGGCCGTCATTCAACTCTTCGCCGTCTATATACATTATAACCTGGTTTATATACGCATGGCCATTTGGCTGGGTTCCTGTTGTGTCCCAGCCTTGTGATAAACTCATGGCCTTATCCCACATTACTTGGTAAAAATGCCTTTTACCCCAACTTTGTATTTTTGTATCTTTATTGGTTGATTCATGGTACCCACGGAACTTTGTTTTGCATCTGCGTTCTTTTGCCAGTTTATTTAAATCACGTAATACCAACCCCTTGTCTGCATTTTCTTCCATCCAACATATACGCACATTATGGGCAAGGCACGTTGTAATGATAAATTCATACTGTTCATCTACATGGTTCTCAAATACCCAACCCCTGCCACCCCATAAATCGTCATCACGCTTTTGCAACAATGTGATTGCACCTGTATGGTCACCTTTATATTTGCCATCAATATGCATATAACTGGGTTTTTTTGTCCTTTTAAATTTCTCATAATTAGGTGAACCAAATATCTGGTCGTCACTTGCAATATGTTTCAATAGTTGATTACAGGCAAATTCTACTTTGGTTAAACCAGGTACATGCCTGCCTTGCTTGTCTGTATACCCATCACGCATTTTTACTATTTCTTCTTCTGTACGGAGGCCACTTTGGTAACAATTAACTGTAAAATCTGGAGGCCACTCACTGGTCGCATCTTCCATATGCCAGGTGGTGCCCTCCATTAATACGTTTGCTTTTGGGTCTTTTATGTTATTTTTAACCTCCCGTATAAATGCCTTTGTTTTTTCCCGTTTCGCACGGCTGGTGCGGTCATCTATAGTAATAAGGTCACATAGTACCATCCTGTCGTAATGGTACCCTGTGGTGCCTAACATGCCCCAACTGTCAAGGTTGCCTTCTTTCCTACTGCGGAATTCAGGTTCCATAAATTCCCACTTAATACTTTTTTCCCTGCCTGTTATTTCAGTAAGCCCCCTGTATAATGGGCATTCTGTTAGCATAGCAATAATACCAGGCAAGTGGAACCAGTTGCGCACTACACGTGTCACATCTATAGATTGTCCTTGTGCAGGTCTGAAAATAGCAATACGGTGGTTTGGGTTAAACACTAAATCACGCATTGTACCAACCTGTGTTACACTTGAAGTTTTTAAAGACCCCCGGTGTGCCATCATGTGCCGGTCTTCCCCCGGTTCCAAATTGTCCCACATCAATTTGATCCATTCCCCATGCATAGGTATTAAATCACGGAACCCACAAAGCTTACCAAGTTCCTCTGGTCTGTCCCATATTAATTGCAACATTTTAATACGTATGTCACGTTCTTTGATGGCTTCTTCTGTTTCTGCAACCCTGGCACCTGTTATTTCTTCAATACGGTTATAATAGCTCCTGCAGGTCTGAATTCCATAGTTGTCAATTTTGGGCATTTTTAGCCTCCAATTTTATTTTTGAAAAAGTGAATGTGGTGCTTTTTAGTGGTTTGTTTTATCCCACAGTACTTTTTAAAATAAGTAACAGGGCACATAAGTGCCCCTGTAACATGCATAAGGTGTAAATAAGTAACAGTGCCCACCTTGGCACCTTTGTGCAAATATATCATGTAACCTAGTTATTCATTTGGTTGCTCGCTAGACTCTATTAGTTTTACAGCCTTTTCCAACCTAAGCACATTATGGCCTTGCATGCCTTGAATCGAAAGAGACTCTATAACATGATCTAATATTGTTAAAACTTCCAAATGCTTCAATTCTGTTGCGTTCTTGTCTGTTTTCATTTTCGGCTTTACACTCTCAAGCATCTCTTTCACTTCTGGGTGATTGACGAATCTCTCAATAGCAACATCTTTTGAGAATGTACCGCTTTCAAACATCGTTAAAGATGCCTTGTATATCTCTTTCATTCGTTCTTTGTTCACCCTTCAACCCCCTTAGAACTATTCAGCCATGCTACGAACTTATCCACGTATTTTTCTATTAATTTATCAATTTTTTTCATAAACACTCCTTATCACAGAAGACCTTACTCTCGCTATACATTAGCTCGTTAGTCTCTGGGTTTATTTTGTTCCATCTATATTCATGTAAACGGTCTTCATCAAAACAATATTGGCTCCATAAATCGGAAATACCTTCAGGAACTGTATCAACTAAAACAACTTCCTGCTGCTGATGGCACCAGTTCATTATCTGGAGCCTATCAGTCCATGGCTCGGTTGATGGTTGTGTAGCGCATTCGCAAGCCTCTTTAAAACAGTCGGAGCATACATTTATTGTTTTTGGTAGGTTGCGTTTTAGTTCGAGCTCATCAGTATTTCCACTTACAAAACACCAATCGTATATTACGTGTTCTGAACCTCTTGAAAGCGCTATACCAAAATTACCAACAAGTAATAGTTTTCCATAGATAAACCTAAACTCAATCCCCTCTTTTGGAACATGTATTCCTTTGTGTGGGTATAGTGGTGGGGCTTCTGCTAAGTCTACCCCAGAGAAGTCAACTTCAGTATGATTTCCACTTTGATTAAATAGTTTACTGTCAATTAAAAATGTGAATATATTCCCACTAGATTTAAAATCATCATTATCGTGTTGTTCATATTCACTGAAATTACGGTATTTAGTACCTTTAGGCAAAACCCATTCACCCTCGGCAAGTACATTTATTCGTTTGTTATTCATCATTCGCCACCTTTATAGTTCTTTTTCAACTTTCACTTTTACTGTAAAGTTTAATAGTTTATCTACAAGCTCAATAGCTTCTTTTAGTTTATTGTTCATGATCGCCTCTTATCTATTCTCATTGCTGCAACTTCATTTTTAAGAGTATCAAGGCTTTCAGCGTAGCAGAAAATCTCTCCTGCTTCGTAGCTTACGTAAATAAAACCAGAAGGATTACCTCTTTCTTTTTCGTACTGCTCAATGTATCTGCATATTAATTTTCCAATCTTGTGCGCTATTTTTTTCAATTTATCACTCATTATTGCGCTCCTTTTGGTGGTTTAGGTTTATAGTTAACATCAGTCCACCACTCTTGCTTACACGCTTTACAGAGTCGGAAACCTTCACCTAGTAAATTTTTATTCACATACAATCTACACCCACATTCTGGGCATTCTTTAGTTTCCACCCACTCAGAGCTTTTTAGTGTGGGTTCTGGGCGAGTATTAAGATGTGTCGAGCCTTCATCTCTATTCACATAACTGCACTCATTACACCAAATTTTAGCTCTTGGATGCCTAAAAGTATTTGTATTGGTACTTCCACAACTAAAGCACACTCTACTATTCAACTCTATTACTGCTTCATCTTCATCAAGTATTTTAACTTTACCATCGCTCGCTGTTTCGGTGGGTGTCACTGTCGCTCCTTCGCTTTGCTTGGTGGTTATGGTGGATATATGTGATATTATGTGATCAACTATTTTAGCTGAGCAGTACTTAGAGTCTTGTCCTCTATATTCGCAACCATCAATAATTGCTTCAACTTCGCCTGCTAGAGGGTGCCAGTTTTTATGATAGCTTAAGTGTTTCACCAACCCCACAGAGCTTTTTAGTGTCGCTAAAGCTTCTTTCCTACCAATAGCAATACCCTCTTGTAGTCCCTCGTGGTAGTCGCCTTTTGTGGGCTCGGGGCGAGTGTTCATTAGTGGCATTACGACTTCAATGAACTTATCTTTTGTCATCGCCATCTCATCATCACATATACTACTCATTGTATAGCAATCAAAATTATTTTCAAACAACTTCTCCAGTCGCTTCAATTCTGTTGTGTTACTCATTATAGACTCCTAGAATATTCTTCGGTTACTGCTTCAAGTGGCGTCATTCCTTCTGAAAGTTCAAAATATTCATCAAAATTAAAATCAGATGGATTCATTGTTATTCCTAACCTCTCTAACATAACTACGCAAAATTCTTTAATCCACTGATCCCAATTGTCTTTTGTTAAATTCAATTCTGTTGTGTTCTTGTCTGTTTTCATTTAGTGCCATCAGCCCTTTTTATATATGTATTATAACAAGTTATAGAACAAAAGTCCCCATGTTTTGAAACAATTGCACCACTACTGCGTAATGTTCTATCTATTACTCGTTTATCCTTATATGGTAGGTGGTCAATTGCACATGGTAGGTGGTCAATTGCACACCTACATTCATCACATACTATTTCAATTATTTTGTAGCGTGGTATATAATACCTTTTGCTGGTTTTTCTATATATACAGGTAATGTTGGCATTACCTTATTAATTATGTAATATCCGTTACCTTCATCTTCACTATTTGAATTATATTCTGGGTTGCATGTGAAAAATCCTCGTTCATGTAGTGATGGTGGTGCAAAATGGCTGCCTGGTTTTCCGCAGGCTATGCATGGGGTTCTGTCTTCATTTAATTTATTTACCCAAGGCAGCTTGCGCCCTTTATACCTTTTACTCATAGTTTAATTCTCCAAGCTTTAATTAAGTGTTTTATGCAAATAGGTAATACACATGCACCTGGTAAAAATATACACACTATTGGGAAAATTAAACCTATTGGCCCATCTGTATTATAATCGTGTATTGCCCAAAATGGTGCTGCTGCCAAACCTATCAAATTTATGGTGGTATAAAATAGTTCTTCAGTTACTTTTGAAGCTTTTAACCATAGTTTTTTGTTATACATAATACACCTTAAAAAGGCCATTTTCAGGCCAATATTATTAATCTTTTTTGAATTTATCTTTTGGTTTTTGTGCTGTTGTTTCAGTTGTTTCCGTTGGGTATGGCTCTAATGTGCCCACCATTACCCCAGTCCAATCATTTGCATCTACATCCTGCTCAATTGGTAATAGATATACATTTATTATTTTTACCATGTTGTCAACTTCATATTCTGTTGTAATACGTGGTGAATATGGGCCTTCTGTTATTGAGCGCTCTTCAAATAAATCTGGTTCTTTTATTATAAAATCAGCATACAAGGCATCTTTTTCAATTACAAAATTATGTGCCCTGCCTATGTGGTCAGATTTTGGTATTTTGTCAAAAGGGAATATATTATCTGCACTGTACACAAGTGGTACATTTATTTGATTTTGTAAGTGCACTTCAAATTCTGATTTTTCATGCCTTACAGCATTATTAGGGTTTATTTTGCCCAATATTGCCACTTTTACTTTTTTGATTTGTTTCATTATTTACTCCGTTTATGTTATTTGTTTGATTAAACGTTTAATATTTTTGTATGTGTCGCTTTTTGATACACCATGGAATATGGGGTATAAGGCAACCCTGCCCCAATCTACACAACTATGCACACCTGTTGACACAGATTCTACTGGCAACCATGATAATTGCTCATTTAGCAGTAACAAGTATATTACACAGCGTATTGGGGCTTTTGTTTGTACACTTCTTATTAAAGGTAATATATCACCTTTTTCGCAGGTAACATCCATTACTATAGACGTGTGGTACACTTCCCCACTTCCCAATCTGTGGCCTATACATTCTGTTTGTATTTTTGCGTTGTTGTCAATTGATATTTGTACGTTGTTGTCAATTTGCCCCAAAATATCAATGCCTTTACTTTTTGCCCATTCCCGCACAGAAACTAAAATATACCTTGTTGGGTTGTCAGAGTTTTCAATGTGGCATTGGATGTTTTGTAATAAACCCTCTCTTCTGCCCCATTCTTCTATTGGTTCAAGTTCTTTTTTCATTTTGTTATTCCTTGTCAAATGGTTCTACTTGGTTCCCATTGTTATCTAAAACTTCCCACCTACATTTGTAATTTTTTATTGGGTTATATGAATTAATATAGGAGCCATCTCGGGCACTGAGATTAAAAAGCAGCATACCTATTGTCTCCTTTAGTGCTTTTATTAAGCCTTCTTTACTATCAGCTTTTGCCCATAATTTTAATTCGTATTTCATTTAGCAACCCCTAGCAACCCCTATATCTGCAATTTTTTGTTTCAATCCCCAAATTCGCATCGCACCAAGGTGTGCCAACTTTAGTTGTTCCTCTGTTGTTACTTTTCTTGCCGTTTTCAATGGGGTACACGCCTTTAAAACCCTGCACTGCATGTCACGTGTTACAATTATAATTCCAGCCCTGTCGGGTACATTATCAAGGGCAAAGTCTAATAGTTCCACAGGTACTGCAAAGTAAAAGTTCTTTATGCGGTCTAATTTATCTATGTGCTGGTGTTGTTTTCTACCGTCTGCAATAAAGTCACTTTTACTTATTTTTATTTCAACTTCAGTGCAATACCCAGCTTCATTCACCATCAATAAATCACACTCATGTATCCCCCAACCAAACCCAACACAAGGCACAACAATGTTTCGCACAAATTTTAAACATTTTGCAACTGCTATTTCCATTTGTAATGTTGTAAGGGCTGGCAATTCAGCCCTTTTTTGGCACCTATTGCCGACAACACCCATTATTCACCCAACTTGTATATAGATAGTATAGGGTATGATTTAAAACATTTCTGCTTTGTTTTAAATGGGAAGCTTTTCAGATTGTCCACACGCTTTTTCCTGCCGTAACACCTGTGTTGCATTGGGCCTGAATAATGGTAATAATGTTTACAAAATAGGCAGCAGCCATTCGCCCCATTAAGGAATTTGCTTCTGTTTTTGTAATACTGGTCTATACTTATCGGCAATGTGCCAGCCCCATTAGAAAATATACCCCTTACCATTAATAAAACCATAGGCAAAATCAAGGCAAAAACAATAATATTAATCATAATCAACCCCTTTAACCCCTAAACCAAAGGGGTGTTTGAGGGCATTTACCTGCTTTTCTATGAGATCCAAAGTTTCAATTTTTTCCTTTTTAACACCTGCCCTGTCTTTTTCTATCTGCACAGCCCTGTTTATGGCAGGGATGCACTCTAGTAAATCATTATCTGTTGTACCTTTGCCCCGTATGCCAGCACATAATAACTTTTTAATTGCATGTTGTGCCCCAGCATTTGTTACATTAAAAGCTTCTATTACCGCATACACATCAACCCCAGTCAATTTTACACCCTCTGTATTTCTGATAGTACGTAGGTACTTATTACCAGAATTTAACCCTTTTTCTATTTTTGGCGTTTCTTGCATTTCGTTGCCCCTTTTATTGTTATTTGCCTGATGTTATTTGTGCCAGAAGTTCCATGCCCTCTTTGGCTTTTTGTTGTGTTGTGTTTATATTATTTTGTGTAAAATTAACTGACATGTTACTTTCATGCCACATACCTGCAATTTTGCCCATTATTTCAATTGCCTTTAATTTATCCGGCAACTTTATTTCGTGGCTTTCAGCTGTGGAATATAAAGGCTTTCCATCACAGCTTTCACCACTTTGGTACAAGGTTGTCTTTTTCTTCATTGCTTGCAGCAAGCTTCTCATTTCTTCTGGTACTTCTTCCATTGGCAATAAATTACCTGCCTCATCTGTATAGTCGTATAAGTCAGCTGTTATAACATTATGCAAAAAATCAATACATGTAGGCAATATATCACTTTCAAATGTTTTTATTTGTAATAAATTAAGTTGCCTAACTGCTTCAATTATATGGGGGCGTCTTAACATGTTTTGTGCTTTTCCCCACGCATTTTTGTGTGATTTACAATTTCCGTAGGCTGCTGAAGCACTTTTCACTTTATTGCGTGTCCTTACATATAGCATTACAAATTCACGGTCGGCTTTATCAACAAGTTGGTCAACATAAAGGCTATCAGGTATTGTATCAATTTCAAATTGTGTTAGTATTTCTGTAGATGCCAGCCTGTTCTCCATTTGTGCATGTAGTTCTGGTTTTGTTGCTTTTTTTGCTTTTTGCTTTTTGATTGTGTTTAGTGGTATTTTCCCCCATTGCCAAAGGGTCTTTGTCGTGACCCCGTATTTTTTAGCAATTTCAACTTTAGAAAGTGCCCCAAGGCTGATTTCTTCTAGTGCTTGTAATTTCCTGTCTTCCGAATGTGACATGAGCTAGTTCCGTAGGTAATAGGCATTACTTTTAATATACAACATTTTTGTAAAAAGGTAATACATAGGTGGGAAAAAGGTAACACTTGGCGCATTTTGTAATGGAAATACTAACAAAAACACCCCCATATTTAGGCTAAAAAACGGCATTTTTATTTCTTAACTTCCATTATTTCGTGCTGCTGCTGCATTACAATCTTTGTTAAATCTTACGTTTCTTCTTATTTTTCTCTCTTCACCTGAGCGCTCTTTGAATGGCTTTTGTTTGCTTACCATTCTATTGGTTGCTTTTATAATTTTATCACTATTTTTCATTATGTTTTTATCCTTTTTAGATTACTCTAATAACTGAAATATCAACGTAGTAACCTCTGTTTTCATCTAACTTAGTAACTTCATGTGCAGTTACATGTTGTTTGTAAATTTTTGTGTCGCCTGCTATTCTGTATATGATAGTATATTTTTCTAATTCCTTTGCTTCATACCAATCCCTAAAACTTTTGGCCTGGGTGCTGGTGCACCAATCTTGTGCAACATCTTCTGCTGTCCTATTTGTGAGGCTTGCAACTTGTTTAAATATTTCTATTTGCAGCTGGTTGATTGTTACTTTGTTTATCATTTCGGGTGCCTCTTTGTTGTATCCCCTTACTTATAATATATATTAATTATGCAAATAAACCTAACACTTTTTAAAATATAATAACTTTTTATTTATATAACTCGTTTCTTCCTATGTTTGTGTCATTCAAAAACCTACTGTCAACGTGCCACATACCCAAGCTTAATGCATGCAGCACAATTGCTTCACCACCTTCAACACTGCCGTCATCCCTCTCAACCCCCTCAAACAGCCCAACACGTGCATAGCATTGCTTTTTTTCCTCTTCCCCCATGGATAGGTATATCATTTTACCAACATGTGCCAACTTTTTAAACGTTCCACCTAGTGCTTTTATTTTAATTTTTTTGCCACCATAACTATCCCTATTTCCATGTGTTGGTGCAAAAATACAGGTGTGTGTTGTCTGCGCCCATCCTGCAATATCTATCCATGTTTGCTCTTCATCTTTGTTTTCATTTCCATAATTACCCTGTGCCTGGTGCCTCATTACATCTGGGTTATCAATTACAATTAAATCAGGTATAAACCCCATTTCTTTTTCTAGTTGTTCTTTTTTACTTTTCAGCATCTGCATGGTGGCAGACCCGCGCGCAAATGTTGCAACTTTGATTTTGCCACGTTTCTGCAATTTTAATGATTGGGCACGCTTTTTTATTTTATCTGGTTCAATAATAAGGTCGGAACTTTTTGATAGTATTTCATCATAATATATGTCACCATCATCACCAAAGTGCGGTAATTTGCATTTTACATCAGCTTCTTTTGGCATTGCATTCAAATTTTGCCAAATACGTCTACCAAACTGCTCTTTTGTAACTTCGAGATTGAAGTATAAAACATTTAAACCAGCGTCAAGTGCCACACTTTCAATAAAAATAGACATCCATGTTTTGCCTGCTTTCTGGGGTGCTACCATGCCAACAACATCACCACGTAGAAACCAACCAAGCACTGAGCCCAATGCACCAGGCAGCCTGAATAATCTTTCTTCTTCTATATTAAAAAATTGTGCTGTTTGTTCGTGGTCTGTGAATGGGTCGTATACATCACATTCTGTCTTTTCAACCCGTGTGAATTTTTGTAATAATTCTAGGGCATATTTTACATCTTTTGTTCTATTTGCAATTTTTAAACTTTTTTCAAGTTCTTCTAATGCACGCCAATTGAAATATTTTATAATGTTTTCTGTGTTGTGCCCTACATTATTTATTTTATATTTTTCTTCGTCCCCTGAAAGGCTTTCCAATATTTTTTGTATATTATTTGCAACGTCTTCATCTATGGTGTCTTTATATTTAACAAAAATACTGGTGGTGTCTGCCCCTGGTGCACAACCTGTCACATCATAGTACTCTAATAACCACCTCAAAATCTGTTCTGTATACTTATTGCTCATTAATTCTGGTTTTAAAACACTCCTGCATGCACTTAATAAATTTTCATTAGTAAGTAATTGGTACAAATAAAGGCGTTCCTCATCATAATTATGGCCTGTGTCGCGTTCTATTTTCAAAATAACCCCAAAGCATGCGCATATTTTTTTTGTTTATTTTCATCATGTATTCTGCGTAAAATATGTGCAATTACATCCACTGTCCATCCGTTTCCTATCATTTTGTAACGCTGGGTGTTACTTACACCTGCTGTGTAATTATCTGGCAGTGTTTGTAAACGCTCACATTCCAATACTGTCAATTTCCTTACATGCAAATTATCAACTGAGTCCCACTCGTGTCTGTCGTAACTTTTATGCCCACTACTTCTCACACATTTAGATTTTTCCCTAATAGCATGGCCAACTAAAAGACCCCATTTATCTCTGGTAACCATACTCTTTGCGTTTTCCTTATATATGGTAGCCAATAGTGTTTGTGATTTATTTTTGAATACAATTTGCCTCCTGCTTTTTTCTAAGTAGTTCCGCAGGTTGCCACCTTTCCAGTAGTTTGCATCTATGCAGTATGATTTATCCCTATCCACTACACCTTCCTCTAATATATCACAAAGTAGTATATTCTTATCTTCTGGCTGCACAACATTATTAATGTTTGTCCAGTAATATCTATTCCTGTTTTGTGCAGATACTAGGGCTGAATTAATTAAGATAGGCTGTACATTAAAAAGGTCATCACTTATGTATTTCATAAACTCTTTCTTCATTTTAACATTTTCAAATAAGAATTTCATGTTTGGATTTTTAGATTTTATCCCTTGCCATATGGCTATCAAGTCGTGTACTAATGCCCCTCGTGGATCAATGTCACCAGCCTGTTTCCCAGCAATACTCCAGGCCTGACACGGGAACCCAGCTAATAATAGGTCGATACTTGAAAAATCTATGTCCCACTCTCTCCATTTAGTTACATCACCTAGTCTTATTATATCTGGGTAGTTATTACATGACACGGCTGTTGCATACTTATCAATCTCTGATGCATAGTAAGTACCTACTGGTATGCCCGCTCTCTCTAAAGCTACCATTCCACAACTCATGCCGTCAAATAAACTTAATACATTAGTTTTCAAAACATACCTCTACTACTTTTTTGCGGTGGCCCTGCATATTTTATAAAAAGTTGTTGCATTAAGTCATCCCCTGAACTGCATTCTTTTCCTTCCACTATCTGGTCAATCATTTCTCGTTTAATGTCCCAGTTGGCCATAATATCCATATCAATTGTTCCATCAGCTGGTAGGTAGAAGCATGTTACAGGGTTCTTCTGCCCTGGCCTTAGCACACGGTCTTCTGCCTGGTCACTATCCGCTGGGCTATGTGTAAACTCAATAAATACGGTGGTGTCGCACACATGTTGCATCCCATCCAACCCAGTACCTGCACTTTGTGCATTACCAATAAAAAATGTGCAACTTTCATCTTCTAAAAACTTATCGAGGGCTGCAGTTTTATTCTTTTGTGACATGCCTCCATAGTACAGCACACTTTCGTTTTTATAATATTCATGTATGTACTCAACCACTGCGCGGTGCCATGCAAATATCACTAATTTTTTACCAGGGTTAGTTTCTTTGTAATCATCCAGCCATTGCATAACAGCAGCTTTTTTTATATCAAAGGCACTGCTCATTAGGGCTTTTACTGCAGCTTCTATTTTTATTGCTTCACTTTGGGCAATACCTTTTGTTTCTTCCTTAAATAAGGCTACACGTTTATTCCATTCGCCACTATCTATTTCCATGGGAACAATTACCCGTGTTTTTTCTGGCAGGTCTTTTAGTACGTCTGTTTTTCTAAAACGTATCATAACATTTTTAATTGCGTTATGAAGTACCTTTGGGTCTTTGCACCCCGGCAATTCATGGTCACCATACCCATCATGTTTTATTATGCAAAATTTACGTTTAAACGTTGTTAGTTTTGGAAACCTGGTATTATCACAAAGGTTTAGTGGTAACCAAAATTGACTTGGTTTTGTTTTTATTGGGGTTCCAGATAAAGGTATAAAATTTGGTATTGCGTTTGCAATTTCTTTGAGGGCTTTACCACGCACTGTTTCTATATTATTGCAAAATTGTATTTCATCCGCAATTGCTGTTTTAAACCCGGCCTGTTTTATAAAACGGTACCAACTATCCTTCTGCATTTCTTTAACTTTGTTATTAACTTCCCTGCCATTTTTCATTACTTTTTTAGTGACTTCCTTTCTATAACCTAGAATGTCCCAGTTTATTACATAGGTCATCCCGCGTTCTAATGGTCTCCCACGTCTCCCACTCAAAATTGTCACCGGTGCACCAACCCAATCAGCCCAATATTTTGCCCATTGTAATCTCAAAGTAGCAGGGCATATAATAACTGCAGGCATATGTGCCTTTTTCATTTTGCAATATAGTGCAGCAATAACACTTTTACCAAGCGCCATGTCCAACCCCAGAAACCCACGGCCGTGACGCCACACTAAAAATTGTAGACATTCATATTGGTAATCCCAAGGGTGGAGCCCATTAGCACCAGCAACAACCCCCAAATCTAATTTTTTCCATGGTTTATCATCTTTTTGATTATTAAATTCAGGCCCATCACCCTCTATTTCAAATGCATAAAGTGGGCTTTCAATAAGTTCTCTATTTTCAGGTAAATCAGGGCATTCCCAATACCCACCAGCTGAGTTCCATTCCCATACTAAATTACTTGCTGGTGGTCTTAAACGCATATTCCTATTTTTAGATCGAATATCTTCAATCATTTCTTTGTCATAGGGCGAAAATAGATGTATTTTACCATCTTCTATTCTCGCCCATCTATCATTTAAGTTTACGTCTGCCATATTATTATTATAACAAGTTATAGTGTTAATTGTTTTTGTAATGTGTTTATACGAGCCTTAATTTTGTGCAACGACCCTATTGAATATTTTAAATTTTGTGTAGCTACAAATTCTTTTTTCATTTTATACCTGCTAATTGTTTTAATATTCTGCAATCTGTAAACCCAAGCTCGTCTGGGTCTTTCAAACTATCCCACCTTATACGCTCAGAATTTACACCCATTGCCTTAAGTTCTAGTACATGCTTCCCAGCTTTTTCCCAAGCACGTTCATCACTTGGGTCAAAAAGGAACACAACTTTATTAAATCTTTCTGCTAATTTATTTATCTGCCCGTCTGTAAGTGCAGAGCCAAAACCTGTACCAACACCCTTTCCCATTCTAAAAACGTCAAAAGCACCCTCTACAATACCAACTGTTTTACTATGCCAGTCATCCAACCCGAATATTATATCCTTATAATGTATTAAACTTTCTTCGGGTGTGGCACTCAACCAACGTTTTCTGGGGTCGGTACCCAAAACATCACGCCCCTGGTAACTCACAACGCGGTGTTCCCATGTTATCGGTATTATAACTTTATGTTCCCACCCAATATCACCACCATGTGTAAAATGCAACTGATATTTTTTTGTCAAATATTCTGGGCTGTACCCACGTGATTTCAGGTATTCTATGTGGCTTTGTCTAGGTTCTGGGTGCCCTGGCATATGCAATATAGTTGTATTTTGCCTTTTTTCTTTTATATAATGGTTTTGCCCAGAATTACCATACCCCTGCAACAGGCCAAAAGCTTCACCTTTGCCGATATTAAGTAATTCACTGATTACATCAACATTACCAACGCCACCACATGACCAGCAGTTGTAACCGCCTGTTTTTACATCAAAACCACCAAAATACTTTGTATCACCACCTTTGTGGTTTAACCTAAACGGGCAGCATATATTCAACCAGCCAGTACTATCCTGCCTATATTGTATTCTGTAATCATTTAGAAATTTTAGTACGTTCCAAGCCATAGTGTATTACCAGTCACTGTTTAATGTGCTGTGCTCTATAAATCGTATTATAGCACTGTGGGCTTCTTCCAAACTTAAAATTTCAACTTTATAGTTACGGGTATTGTACGAATTACCATCTTTGGTGCGGATATAAGGTGCATCCCCACTATTGTTGAATTTTAATAAATCAATTTCATGTTCTGGTATAAAACGCACAGGGCACTCATTTGGTGAATCGCCTTTATATGTTAATTTGTAATAGTACATTATTGCTCCCATTTTTTAAATTTAACATTCTAATTTAAATTCAGCCACGTGATTTCGTAACCATTTTAATTTTGTTATAAAGGTTGTACCAGGTATAAAAGCTATTTCTGGTATTGCAAAACCTTCCAAAACACATTTATCTCTTAACCCACGGAGTACCATGCCTGCGTTAGCCTCATCATTAAAGTTGCCGAACCTATTTCCAAAACCTATCATGCCAATTCTTTGCATACTATTACCACCTTATTGATATTATTATAAAAAGAAAAGTATGAAACTTCATAATTCTGCAATATATATGTAACTTATATACTCTAATACTTATATACTCTGATATAATATATATATATATGCCTTTTGGAAATTTTAGGTATAGCTTACCCAGACTAGTAAAAGTCTAGGCATCTGCTTCTTTTGGTGAATCCCAAGGCAAATGCTCTGTATTGATTGTGGTTTTAGCTACCACATGGCCCTTTTTACGCACTTCACAACCTACAATACAGCCCAGTAGTGGTTGCCCACTAAAACGGTGTCATTTTGGTAGTAGCACATTATTATGCATTATTCACCCAGCAATTGGTGACCTGCACTACTCCGCAAGTATCGACGGCCTGTCTGTAACTGCTCCGCCTGGGCCATTGTTTCAAATGCATGGTGCACAATGACTCACAAAATGCATATCGAGCCCATTTCAGTTGCCATCACGGGTTGCAAATTGCTTAAAACTGGTATTCCGTGCCCCAGTTTCTAATGGGCATATAATAAACGATTATTTGCTCTTTTAATCTGAAAAAATATAGTTGATAATAAGCACAACTTTTGATCTTCACTACTACTGCCGAAAGATTAGGGGGGTGTAACCCCCCCATTCAGACGAAAAGTAGGCGTTTTGATTGTTGGGAGCAACTCCAACCGCCTATATTCAAATATACAACAATTAAATATACTTTGGTAGTATTATTCACCAATAAGGTAATAATATTCTGAAGTTTTTATTTCTGTGCAATCTTCAGGCATTTCACCAAGTGAACCTATACAGGGTGAAATAAGATACCCACCTATCATTTCTTTAATAGGGCAAGATTCCCCTATTATTTTAAATCTTGCAATTTCTGTATTAATAAAGTCTGAGCCAAGTACTGTGCGAACTTTAAACCTAGGCACTTCTTTTAACGCATTTATTTCTTTTTTTAATTCTCTGCCTAGTTTTGTTTTTAATGCAGGAACCCACATTGAATTTTTTGCATCCCACCTAACACTTCTTGGTACTTTTCCATAGGTAATTGCCTGTTTTTCATCTTTTATACAGTATTCACCATTTTTACTTGCAAAACGAAAACCAGCAATACCACCAGCTAAGTAATAGGAGTTGCAAATAATTTCAGTTGCCCCCATTGATTTCCCGTAATTTAGGTTTTCGTTTTTTACCAGTTTTACATGTTTTCTGAATTGTTTTAATTTTTCAGCTGTTACACTGCCTGGTTTTGTTTTATAATACATCATAGTTCCCCCTAATTTAATTTAATTGATTATGTTTGTAACATATACCACCTGGGTCTACTGTATTGTCGAAAATTTCGTAAATGAAATCACGCAAATCAGCTAATGCTTTTTTTAAACGGCTTGAGTCCCAGCCCCATTTCGAAACTAATTCTAATAAATTGTTATATGTCAACCGTAATTGTTTCCCCAAATTTGAAAGAAGCTGCCCAGATACAAGTTCACCATGTAATTTTTTTGCATCCACAGTCAATTCTGTGTAAAGCATGTTCATATCTAAGGTGCATGCTTCATCAAATGGCTCAAATTCAACCAACTCACTGTCACCATTTGCTGCGGTATTAAATATGGCATTATAATCACTTTGCATTGCATGTTGCTTATTATATTTAAACAAAAAGGCTTTGTCCTGTTGTTTGTACCAGTACCTATAATTAAGCTTTTTAAGGTGTATTACAAGGTGTGTGATAAATTTGGCACCCTTAGTACTATCATAGCAATTAAGTGCTTCAAAGAATATTAAAACACCTTCTTGCACCATGTCCTCAAAATGTTCTTCACTTGGTTTTAATTTCATAACTGCTTTTTTTATAGTGCCCATATATTTATTTATATCTTCACCATGTGTTGTTTTTATTTCTAAATTTTTCATTTTTTTGCCTCGTCTGTTTGCTCTTTAATAGAATATATAATAAAGCACAAGTAAAAACAAGCACTTTTTTAAAAAATAATAATTTTAATTATATATTTATATTTATTTTTGACTATTGCTCTATATAACCAGCCATTTTTATTTTTGGGAGCACTGTTTTTCTCCACTCTTCATGATTTGTTATTTTTAAACGGAGTTCTTCACTGGTCTGTATGTAATTAGCTATTTTTTTAACTGTAGTACTTATTTTTTCTGGTTGCAATTCCACCCCATACCCCCTACTCATCCAATCTAAAAAACCACGGAAAAGTTTTTTATTTGCATCATCAGCCACTGGTTTTGGGAATACGGTAAAATCACCATGCCATATTTCTTCTATATAATACCCAAACATATTCAGAAATTTGTCTGTTGTAGACACATAAGCCCACCCAGGGGGTACAACACCAATTTCTTGTAATTTTTTCTTTTTGTCATAATACCAATCTAAAAATGGCAATATACTTTCTAGTAAAATGCCACGTTGGGTTGGGGTATTGTTTTCACCTAATTTACTCAAAAAGTAACTAATAGTATTCCTATGTACATTTTGTGCAATTAGAATATGCAACAAAAATTTAAAACGCTCCTCAGGTTTGCTTGGCAAAGCATCTTTATTTAACCAGAATAATGCAAGAGATTCTGGCAATGCTTTTGAATATTTATATGGTTTAAAATATAAAAAGGTATTTAATGTTATTCTGTCATGCCTAATACCACAGGCATTTATATTTTTAGCCAAACGTGCCCTAGTGTATTTTTTAGCTAGGTGCTCTATTACATTAAGTATTTCATTTCTACTCGTGTCACAGAGGTCTTCCATACTTTGCCCAGCATTTAAAGGGTTGCTTAATTTTAATTTATGGTATGTATTATTATTTAACATCATAATTATTGTATTCAAGTCTGTAACCCATGAAGTTTCTGCGCTTTGTGGCAGAATAAACGGTGTATCTTTTGGGTCAAGCCCATTTTCTGCTGCATCACTTTTCCAAATATTATTACATGTTGTTGATACATTCACAATAAATGAATATAATTCTGATAAATTTTTATTTGTGTCTTCAAACAAGCTCATTAAAACACCCCAATACTACTTTATTATATTATAAAAATTTATTTTACTATAATAGTATAAAGTTTACTTTTGGACTTTTTATAATAAAAATAGAAAATGGTTGTTTTAGTTAAATCTAAATTAGATTATCATGAAAAAGTAAAAGAACCAGAATTTAATGGTGTTAAACTAGACCCAATTTACGAAGCAAAATGTATTGAATTTATAAAAGACAATGACATTTTATGGGTAATTGGGCACAGATAGGAGTAAAAATGAAACAATATTTAGATTTATTGCAGCAAATAAAAGACGAAGGAAATCAAAAGGGGGACAGAACAGGTACCGGGACGATAAGCATTTTTGGTGCTCAAATGCGGTTTGATCTTTCAAAAGGGTTCCCATTGGTAACAACTAAAAAAGTGTTCCTAAAGGGAATTATACACGAGCTATTGTGGATTATTTCAGGAGATCCTAATATTAAGTACTTGCAGGATAATGGTGTTAATATTTGGAATGAGTGGGCTGATGAGCACGGTGATTTAGGGCCTGTATACGGCAACCGTTGGCGTAAATGGGGCAAACCTGAATCTGTTATACAAAAAAAGCCAAAACTAAGAAAAGGTGTTAAGCCCACATACCTAGGTGTAGGTAATGGGAAAGGCAAGGAAGGGCATTGGTTAGCAAAAACCTGGGAAGGTATGATGGCACGGTGCTATGATAAAAATAGCAGTATGTATAAAAATTACGGTGGCAAAGGTGTTTCTGTTAGTGATGAATGGCTTGAGTTTATTGTGTTTGCTGAAACAGTCAAAAATATACCTGGGTATGATTTAAAAGTAAAAAACAAAAAAGCCTTTGAAGTACAGCTTGACAAAGACATAATGGGCAATGGTTTTCTCTATTCACCTGAAACTTGTATGTGGGTAAAAGCTTCTGACAATATACTCCCAACACATGAGTATACAGTGGTAAAAAATGGGGTGGAATATAAATTTACAAAATCAGTGAAATTCTGCGAAGAACACAAAATTGAACCCAAAAACTTTTCCGACTTATGGACAGGTAACAAAAATGCTAAAAGTAGAGGTGGTTTTTCCTTTGTTTCTAAACGCTGCTTACACCCAAAAATAGATCAATTGGCAGATGCTATACATAAAATTAAAAATAATCCAAATGATCGTAGAATTGTAGTGACAGCGTGGGATCCTTCCTATATTGAAGACATGGCCTTACCCCCATGCCATATGTTTTTTCAATTTTATGTAAATGATGGAAAGTTAAGCTGCCAAATGTACCAACGCTCTGCTGATATGTTCCTTGGTGTTCCTTTTAATATTGCATCCTATGCATTATTAACAATGATGGTTGCACAAGTATGTAATTTGACACCTGGTGCATTTATTCACACAATTGGTGACGCTCATATTTATAATAACCATATAGAACAAATAACTGAGCAATTAACAAGGGAACCAAAAAAACTACCAACAATGAAAATAAACCCAGAAGTTACAGATATTGATAAGTTTAAATATAGTGATTTCGAATTAGTTGGGTATGAACACCACCCAGCAATAAAAGGCAAAGTTTCTGTATAAACACAAACGAAAAGGATAATAAATGCAAATAGAAAAAAATGCACTTATAAGTGCAATAGATAGGGTTATGCCTGGTATAAGCAAGGGGAAAACCGACCTTGCAGGCATGGACACAATAATAATAGACGAAGTTGGCCTCCATGCGTTTAATGGTACAATTTGTGCAACTGTTGCACTTGATACAGGTGGTATAAAGGGCGCTGTTGTTGGTGATAAGTTTTTTAAACTTGTGAAAAGTTTAAAAGGTGATGATGTGTTGTTGGAGCATACCGATGCAGGGCTACTTGTAAAATGTGGCAGAAATAAAACCACATTATCATGGATAGTTGATATTGCTACCCCAGAATTTATCGCTGAATATCATAACATGGAACCAAGTATTCCCTTACCAGAAGATTTCCAAGATGCATTGCGTGTTTGTAACATACCTACAAATACAAAAGATTATGCAGGTACAATTTTCTGTGATAATAATGTATACAGCACAGACCAAATCAGATCTAATATTTACAAATTTGAGACACCATTATTAGATGATGCTGGGGCACCAGCTAAATTTTGGGTAAGTTTGCAAAATAGTTTACAACTGTTAAAATTGAATGACAAATTCACACACTACACCAAACGGCACACTCTAAGTGATGGCACGGTGGAAGAGGACGTTTGGGTGCATTTCAAAACATCAGAAGGGACAATATTTAGTTGTACCTTACTAAATATGGAACCTGCCAATGTTGTTATTCCGTTCCTTGCCAACTTTGGTGCATTGCAAAAAGAAGAAGGAGAGACTGAGGGCATCTTGCCACAAGATTTTCCAGATGCAATCAAACGTGTTGGTGTTGTTAGCAGCAAAAGCCAGGATGGTGCACTTGATTTTGTCAAATTAACTTTCAGCAAAGAAAGTTTGGCAATAAATTCAAAAAGTAAAGCTGGCACTTCGGATGAAGTATTAGATTGGCCTACTGATGGAATTAAGATCAAAGAATCATTCAGTTGCCTGTACCCTGTTTCTTATTTAACAGAAATATATGAAAAAGCGAAGGAATTTTTTGTTAAAGAACTGCAAGGTGGAAACGGCCCAGTTACTGTTTTAATTTTTAATTCTGGTGGTTACAGACACCTGGTTAGCAATTTAAGCGACCCAGGTTAATTAGAAATTGGACGCTTATGGGTAAGCCCAATCAAATAAAATAAACCCACAATAGGGGTGCAATGCCCCTTTTATTACCATATATTGTGGTTAACATTCATAATGTATATAAAATTTATTATATTTAGAAAATATAAAGGTATGTATGTCTCTTTTTGCAACCCCAAACGATAATAAAAAAACAAAAGGTAACGCGCTGCAAGGGTGTGACGGTTGTAACTACCAATACACGGCTAAAACCCCAAAATTAAAAGTTGCGGGCAGTGGCAAAAAAGGCATAATGATTGTTATTGACACACCAAGTGAGTGTGAAGATTTGGCTGGTGAAATATTAACAGATGCAATATATCAACCATTAAAAGATGCATTAAGGAAATATAATGCACATCCAACCAAGGATTGCTGGGTTACTACTGCTGTTCGGTGCCATTGCCCAGGCGCCAATAAAAATAATTTAACAATAGAACAATGTGCCCCTAATTTGATTAGTGAAATTAAGCATTTAAAGCCCCGTGTGGTTATTTTAATGGGGCGTGCGGCTGTGCGTAGTGTTATTACAAGAAGGCTTACAGGCCGTTTAGCTGGAACAGCATATAATGCATTTTATGGTGAAATGATACCAGATCAAGAACTTGGTGTATGGTTGTGCCCAACATACCACCCACAAGAAATTGAAAGTACAAAAAATAAAAAGACTAATAAAGTTGACCCAGTAACATTACTACACTGGGACAGGGACATAGAATCAGCTATTGCAAAGGCAACTGAAAAAGATTATGTTTTTCCAGACCATGAACCAAAAGAAAAAGATACACGAATAATATGGAACGTAGAAGATGCCATAGATTATTTGGAACTCATGGTTGGAATATGGGCAGCTGCTGGTGAATATATTGAATTTGATTTTGAAACAAGTGGCAGAAAGCCCCAAGCTGACGGGCATTTTATAGAATGTGTATCAATTGCAGACGATAAAGAAAGTGTTTGTATGCCGTTTTTTATTAAAAATGAAAGGTTTTGTAATGCATTTAAAGCCATAATGGTACACCCAAAAATAAGTAAAGTTGCACATAATGACCCATTTGAGGACAGCTGGGTATATTTTCGTGCTGGGTACAAACAAGTGCCATATAAAGTGGTTAATTGGGGTTGGGACACAATGCTTGCTGGACATTTCATTCACAATCAAAAACCGGTAAATCAAAAATTTTTAGTGTATGTTAATTATGGTGTACTTAATTATGATGAAGACATTGCTCATTTTTTAGAAAGCGACAATGAAGGTGATTGTAATGCCTTTAACACAATAGACAAGGCACCAAAACCAAAATTGTATAATTACTGCGCATTGGATTCTTTTTTCTGCCGAAAATTACGTAAAATGCAGCAAAAGTGGTTATCACAACACCCACACCTTGATTTCCTATTTTTGTTAGAGGGTCAAATGGAGGCCTGCAGCGAACTTCACATACAGGGGCAATATTTTGACATAGAGCATGCTATAACCCAAAAAGTACAAATAGAAGAAGAAATAAAAGAAAGAATTGAAAAACTTCTTTTAGGTGAATTTGGCCAAGGGTGGAACGGAAAAACAGGTGGTAAAAACCTATATAACCATGTGTATAACACACTGGGGCTTAAAAATATAGATAAAAAACAAGCTGGAACAGGTAAAAGTGGGAAACAAGCACTCGACATTGAAGTTATGGAAAAAATGGATCACCCATTCACTAAAGAACTATTAGAAATTAAAAAATTGGAAAAAATAGTCGGCACTTACTTAGACGGGTACCTCCGTGAATGTGTTAATGGGAAAGTTCACCCATTTTATAAATTGCTGACAAAAACATTACGGGGGAACAGCAGTAACCCAAATGCACAAAATGTTCCAAAGCATAATAAAAAAATTAAAAATATAATAAGAAGTTGTATTAGGCCAGGGGAAGGCCGTAGGTTCATGGCCTGGGATTACAAAGCACTTGAAACAATGATTGCTGCCTGTAATTACCCAGATAAAAACTGGATATCCTATGCCTCAGACTTAACCAGTGACATGCATTGGGATTGGTGCACTAATTTATTTGAACTGGAGAATGATTTCATTGAAGTTCTAATTGAGGAATCAGTGCGTGGTGAGGTTAGACAATTAACTAAAGGGGGTGCTGTATTCCCCGGAATCTATGGCTCATCCTCATTCAGTATTGCCCACAGTTTATATAAAGACATGAAACAAATACCAACAATGTGGGATTATTTTAGATCTAAAGGTTGGGATAATATTAAAAATTTCACGGAACATGTAGTTGAAAAATACAAATGGTACTGGGGGGAGTGGTTCCCCGAATACAGAAATTTAAGGGAAGCTGATTATGAAAAATACTTAATAGATGGCTATACAGACACACTCAATGGGTGCAGGTACCAAGGGCCAATGGGGTACACAGAATTTTGTAATTGGAAGACACAAGGCCCCGCAAGCCACATAAAATTGTGGACAATGGCGCAAGTTAATAAGGAAATAAGGGAAGAGGGTATGGGTAGCATGTTAGCCTGGGAAATACATGATGAACTTGCTGCTTCGGTTCCTTCTGGTGAAGAAGATGAATTAAATAGAATTGTAAACTATTGGGGAACAACTGGTGTTATGGAGCACTGGAAATGGATTATTGTACCTTTAGTACTAGACGGTGAAATGAGTGAAATTAATGGTGATTGGTCTGTAATGACTGGGTTTGATGTTAATAGTAATTGTATTGCGTAGGGTAATATTATTACAAAAATAAAGTGGCATAATTGGGGTTACTAAATGAATATATTAAAATTTGTCAGCGGTAAAAGAAGCGCGGAAATAAGAAAGGAGAAAGGTGGGATTGATGGTGTAATGTGGGAAACTGTAGAAATACCAAAGGAGGAAGTAGAAGAGGAATTTGAATGTTGTGGCTATGACTTTTTTATAAGAAAAAATATGTCAACTTACCAGGTTTACGAAAAAACAACAAGTACAGTCATGGGCGTTGCCTTCTATAGAAAAGTTCAATGCTTTGAGATAACAAAAATACATATTATAGACCAAGTAAAACAGGGGCTTTTAGAAAAAACAATAAGGTACCGGATTGGCCAGCGAGGGTTTATAAATGGGGGGCCAGAAGATTTGCCTTTTGATATAAATTTGATTGAAAATACAAAAAATACAAAAATTAAGGAAGAAACAACGTATAATAGTAATACAGAAGTTACTAAAGTAAAAATAACAAATGAAGCCCCAGTTAAAGTTGTAACGTCAGGTGGGGGGCTTTTCTAATGGAAAATAAAATTGAAACAGAAGAAAGAACAAAATGTGAAATTTGGACAAGAGTTATGGGGTACCATAGACCTATAACACAATTTAATATTGGAAAAAGAGCAGAGTACCACGAAAGAAAAGAATTTATAGAAGAAAAGGGATTAAAGGAATGACAAAAGTTAAAATACAGGAAGTTTTCAAAGTTGGGAACCCACCAAAAGACCCAAAATTAATTGCAAAAATACAGCACCCAAAAAACAATAAAAAGGCTGTTCGTTGTGTGCTGCAAAATAATGAATTATTTTTTAATGTTGGTGATTTTTTGCAGCCATTTAAAAATAAACTTTATGAATACGCAATAAAATTGTGCCTCCCGTCACATGCTAAAAATCTAAAAAAGGTATGGATGGCACAGCGTGCGTGGGATTCAATTCAAAATATTGTGGAAAAAAAGCTTTCTAAAAAAGAAATAGAAGATGCTATTATAGAAGGTGTTAATTCAAGCACATTATTTGCACTGCCCCCAGAAATTAAAGACGAAAATAATGTAGGAGAGGAGTAAATATGAAAAGAGGTATATTAAGTGCACTACTTGCTAAAATTGCTGTTGCAGCACAAGAAAGTGGCGAAAAATCACAAATAAGACACGCAAAAGGTTCTGGTGTGTTTTTCCCAAAAAGAAGTGCAAAAATAAAAAGTAAGATTATTTCTGCAAGGAATCGACGGGCAAATAAAAACAGTAAAACAAAAAGTTCATATGCATCAAAAAGAAGCAGTTGGCATTAGGTTCTTTATATGGCAGAAAATAAAAAATTAAGCATTGCGTTGGGTATACCAACAAGCGTTGCAAAGGATATTGCAAGTGCTTTTGGTTACCCTCAGGTTGTTATTGTTGCTTTTGATGTAGGTAACAATAAGCAAAATATAACTACCTATGGGGAAGGCCCTATTGGTAAATTTCAAAGCGCAGAGGCTGGGGAATATATAATGGGTGCTATGGGATGGGAAAAAGTGACATGCAAAACTTTCCCAGAAATAAAAGCGAAGGGTAAAAATGGAACAGACACAAATTAATAGAATTAAGATAGTTGTGGGTGGTATTTTGGGTATTTCACCAGAAGCAATAAAAGAAAGTGATCACATTGTGGACGACCTTGGTGCAGATTCCTTGGATGAAGTTGAAATTAGTATTGAACTAGAACTTGCATTTGACATTGAAATTTATGATTCAGAATTAAATGCTTGTGGAAAAACAGTGCAGGAATTAAATGCACTTATTACAAAAAAGGTTGGTTTTAATGAGTAATAATACATTCGGTTTCGATAAAATATATAGGCCAGCTATTTGGCAAGAAGTGCGCGGAAACGCAGCTGCAGTAAAACAATTACAGCAGGAATTAAATGACCCACAAGGTCAGCATGTATTTCTTGTTACAGGCCCAAGTGGTTGTGGGAAAACTACATTAACACGTATTGCAGCAGATCACCTAGGGTGCAATAATATAATGAACTTAACAGAGTACAATGCAGTAACAATGGGTGGCATTGACATGGTGCGCGAAATAGAGCAGTTGGTTCGCACTAATGCTATGGGAAACCGCTGCTGGTTTATTGATGAAGCCCATGAACTGACGGCAAAGGCACAAGAAGCATTTTTGAAATTATTAGAAGAATGCCCCAAAAATGACTATTTCTTTTTCGGCACCACCGACCCCCAGGGGTTTAAACCAACCTTTATGCGCAGGGTGACAAAAATAATTGTCAAACCACTTTTAGACCGTGAATTATCAGATTTATTAGAGGAAGTCAGTGACGACGAAGGTTTAACAATTGCTGATGCTGTTTTAGAAAAAATTGTGGAATTAGCAGGTGGAAGCCCCGCAATTGCACTAAACATGTTACAAAGTATCTCCAAGTTGGACGAAGAACTTGCACTTGAAAGATTAAGTGACGAAAGTAGCGTTGCAACAATGAATGCGGATTCAAAAGAAATGGGTGAACTAATAACCTCAATTTTTTGGCCACGTGGTGTTGTTAAAACCAGTGAGGTGATGAAACTTGTTGCTACCATTAAAAAAGATGGAAAGGAAACACCAGAGGGAATCAGGTGCGCATTGGTTGGCATAGCTGGGAATAACCTGATAGCTGGTGGAAAGGGTAGTAATTGTAATATTGATGTAATAGACAATTTACTAGATGCAACACCTTTTTATCATAAAGCAACCGCCTGGGCAGCACTTGCACTTAAATTGCATGATATATTAGAACCTGAAGATTAAAATATATTTTTTAAAAAAGTATAAAAAAGGTTGGCTATTTGCCAGCCTTTCTTTTTATAATAATAATAGAAGCTAGTTGGGCGCATAAGCGCATGGGCAACACACCCTATTGTTGGCACGTTGTGTTTTTATAACCGGTGATTCAAGTGTAAAACTTGCACTAGCTACTTTTTACAGAGGTTTATTTTGGAAACTATTAGACTATTAAGTAAAGATATGCAAATAGACAAAAGTGATATGGTATCTTGCTGGGAAAATTTTTCTAACATATCTCATTATTGGACGACACTTCAATCTGATGCAAAAATTAAAGTAAAAAAATTAAGTAAACTTATAAAAAAGAAAAGAAGTGAATACAGGTTGCAAATAATAGAAAGGTATAAACACACGTTCTCAGAAGAAGACATATCACCTATTGTAAAAAACTACCTGCTTGCCAAAGAACGGTTAAGAGAAGCACAAGCTGAACTAGAATTAAATAGGGCAGAAGCTCGCAAAATTGTAGCACTGCAAAAGGTGAAAACGCCAATGGGGAAAGAAAAAGACCCAACAAAGGAAGATATAGACACGTATATAAAAACATACCCAAATGTATTAAGTGCAATAGAGGAATTAAATATTGTAACAGCGGAGGTAGAATTATATGAAGCACAAGGCAGACAGAATATAAAAGTAAAAGAACCAACACGGGAAGATATTGATGCAAAAATAGATATGGAACCAGAAATTGCTGGTTTAGAAGATGAACTTCTTCAGGCAGAAATTGAAAAAATAAAATATGACTCCGCAGTTGACCAAATATCTGATTTAAAACACTCATTAGACGCAATGCTTACACTATGGGTGAAAAATTATTGGAGTGACCCCCGCATTTTACCGGGGGCAACTTCAACCGAAGAATCAAATGCAATGGAACGTAAAAAAAGAGAAATGTTAAACAAGTAAAAAAGGAGCAACACCATGGCAAGAGCCAGAAAATTAAGCGATAAAAGAAGAAAAAGGGGGGAAGAAGCAGTTGGATCAGACGGAATAGGTCAAAGTGTTGGTGGGCACTCTGCCCTTCAGGGCATCCCATTCCCACGGTATGACGTACAGCAGGGGAAAAACACACTTGACGTAATACCCTATTATATTTCCAACAAAGAACACCCCCATATTTTAAAAGATGTGAATGATTTGGATTGTCTAGAATTCAATGTTGATGTTAATGTGCACCGAAGTGTTGGTGATGACAAAGTTAATTTCATTTGTTTAAAAGACGCAGGTATACAGCCCACATGTTTTTTATGCAATGAAATGTGGGATATTTGGAAAAATGCTGGGGGCAAGGGCGCTGACAAAAAAAGTAAAGAATATGGTAGATTTAGTTCATTACGTCCAAGCAGACGTTGGTTTATTTTTGTAAGACCAACAACAGGGGCACAAGCTGGCCAGATATGTTACTGGGATGCACCATATGCTGGCAAAAGTGCAGCATGGGGAAAACAACTTGAGAATAAAATAGCAATATTAAAATCAGAAGAGGGTCGTGTTATTGATTACCAAAGCCTTGACTTGGATGGGTGCTCTATTGAATTTAGAGCCGACAAAGAAGAAAAGGCGAATTGGTTTGATTATAGCGAATTCAATTTCCCTGCACGTACCATACCTGTGACAGACGATCTTGTTGAAAGTATGCCAGATTTGAGCACTTTTATGGTTAAATGCACAAACGAAGAAATGGAAGCTTATTACATGGATGGTATAATACCTGGTTCATTTAAAAAGGGTTCTTCCAAACCAAGTGCAACAGTTTCCACCACGCCAACATCAGAGCCAGAAGAGTATACTGGGCCAACAGCAACAAAAACAATGAGGGAAGACACACCAACACCAGAACCTGCACCAGAACCTGCACCAACACCAGAACCTGCACCAGAACCTGCACCAACACCAGAACCTGCACCAGAACCTGCACCTGCACCAACACCAGAACCTGCACCAGAACCTGCACCTGCAAATACAGGCGATTGCCCACGAGGTAGAAATTTTGGGCCAGACTACCGTGGGTGTGAACACAAAAAAGGTTGCCCTGTTGTTAATGAGTGTTATGCTGCAAAAAAAGCTGTGGCAAAGTAGGGTGTGGTGAGACCACATAACCATGTAGGCACAGCGGGCTTTCTCAGGATGACTGGGGAAGCTGGCCTGCCCTATAAGCAGGAAACTGCCAGATATTTTTTAAAACAGCATTCATCCCTTGGGAATATTACCCAAGAAGTTGGCAAAAGTAAAAAATATACATTCTATAGAGACAAAGTTGAGGAATTTATTTTTTTCAAAAAGAATATCCATATGGAATGGTACAGCCTTGCAGCACTTACGAAAGAAACAAACCATAAAAAAATAAAAGAATCATTGTGGAGACATAATTTCCAATACTTATTAGTGTATAAACTTGGCATAATACCAAAGAAGATATATGGCATGGCTTTTGTTCCACGTGAAAAAGTTGACGGGATAAAACAATATATTAACCCAATAAGGAGCAATATCAGATGAGCAAGAAATCTGTAGAAGTTACTAAAAAAGACCAATTAGCAGATATTGATGAGGTGTTTGAAGATGTTTCTTTCCTAGAGCAATATGAAGTTGAAGACCCCTGGGGGCGTGCTAGGACAAACACCCTTTTACTTGATTTACAGGCGGGAGGTAAAAAAGGAGTATTGGGCTACCCATACGGCTGGATTATTAATTACGTAGGAGATAAAAGCAGTGGTAAAACATTATTTGCGCATGAATTAACTGGGTACCAAAATCATATACAAAAAAACTTCAAATACTTGTTTATGCCCACTGAATTTGGTGATAGTTTTGATACAGAAGACCTCTATGGCTATAATGCAACCATGCCATGGGATGAGGTACCAAAAACAGTACAAAAACTTGACACAACAGTACGTGAATGGGTTGATAATTTAAAAGTTGACAAAGAGGGGAACCCCATAGAGGTTGGTGTGGCCACTGTGGACAGCCTAGATGGTGTTGGGTCAATTCAATTGGACAACATGGCCATTGATAGAATGAAAAAACACAAAGCTGGCAAAGAAGTTATGGATGAAGGTAGCTACCAAATGGAAAAACCAAGGTTCCTTTCCAGCAGCCATTTTCCCAAAATAGCTTGTGAAATGCGCCATAAAAAAGCATTATACCTTATTTTATCCCAGTTGAGAGACAATCCTGACCCAAACAGCCCAGTAAAAGAAAAACGAAGTGGCGGTCGTGCAATGGATTTTTACTGCCACACTGTTCAATGGTTATACGCAGTTGATAAAATATTTGCTACTGTAAAGGCCCAGAAAGACGGAAAAAGTTGTGGTGGCATTACACGCGTGGTAAATAAAAAAAGCAAAACACCAAGGCCTGGGCGCATAATTTATGTGTTGTTCTATTATTCTTTTGGCATTGATGATGTGGGTACAAATTTATTATACCTATTTGATTTACTTTCTGACCGTGGTAAAATGACGATAAAAAACCCACCTGTACCATGGAATGGCGAAACACGTAAATTTTTGGAATTACGTGATTGGTTTTATGAGCATGAAAACAAGGCTGAACGTGACAAACTAGACCAAATGGTAATTGAACGCTGGGAAAAAGAGGAAGATGCTGCACTTAAACCAACACCTGGTTCTGGTTTATTAAGGAAATATAGGTAAATTTATGAGAGTACTTGGTGTTGACTATGGGGCGGAGGGTGCAATATCCCTCATTGACACAATAACAGAAGAGCATTTGGTGTGGGATATGCCATTTGAAGATACTGAAGTTGATGTTATTGCATTAAACAAAATTTTACAAAACATAATGCCACCAGTAGATTCAATTTGGGTGGAGCATGTTATTGCAAATGGTCCTAATGCAGGAAAAAAAGGCTTACTTAAGCAGGGCAAGACAATTGGCAAAGCTGAAGCTGTTTTAATATTGTTTTCTTTTCAATGCAAAATACCCTTTATGGATGTAAGCGCACAGCGTTGGAAAAGGTACCAAGGGTTGTGGGGGGAAGTTAAAAAAGGCAGCTGCATTATGGCTTCTGAAAAGTACCCAATGTTAAAAACAGAGTTTTATGGTGCCAGAGGTGGGGCAAAAGACGGAAGGGCAGAATCAATATTAATAGCAGACTATGGGGTTAATCATCATGATGAAACTAAGACAACATGACAAGTGCATAATGTGCCATAGGCCACTTAAAACGTATGAAAGCCGTGTTGCAGGTATGGGGCCAACCTGCTTAAAACGGGCAAATGAACCAGAACGCACAGAAGGTGTTGAGGTGCAAAGTATATTTAAAGATGGTGGAAAAGATGAAGATTGCCATGACAAAAGAAATTTTATTAGAATTACTTGAAAGTGAAGCAAAAGCAACAAATACAATTTTCAAAGCAACTGGTTCCCGTGTTTTTGGTGTACTTGAAAGAAAAATAAAAGATAAAAAATCAAGGGTTGTTTTATTTGAAGCATTAAAAAAGGCGGTAAGTGCTAATGATTAAATCAGCGCGTGGTGTAAACCTAAAATCATGGGAAGACCTCCAACTTGATTTTGTGCCTGGGATTAACATGTTGATTGGCCATACAAGGGCTGGGAAAACAAACATGTACCGTGGCGTTAAGATTATAAACGAAAATAAGCCCTCTGGTTTAAATTATGTCAGCAAGTGGGCGGTGGAAAAAAATAAAAAGGGTGACATAAAAATAGTTGATAATTTCAGGTTTGTTTTAACACTTGATAATGGCACTATTGAAAGATTCCGTGGCCCTGGTGGTGCAAAAGAAAATTTATATATAATAGACGACAAACCATTAAAAGCTGTTGGTGCTGGTAAACCCCCAGAAGAAGTTACAAATTTACTAAATATGAATGAAGTTAATTTTGGAAGCCAGCACGGAGACCCATTTCTACTGAGGCCTGATGGGACAGGTGGGGCAGAGGCAAGCAGGTTCCTTAATGGGCTAATTGATTTTACAGACGCGGATGATGCAATTGCAAAATGTGACACACTAAAACGTGCAGCTGAAACAGAACAAAAAAGGTTAACTTCTAACTTAGCAGAAATGAAAGCTAAATTAGATAAATTTAAAAATTTAGAAGAATTACAAGAGTTGGTGGAAGATGCGACAGATTTGGAACAAAATATTAGTGAGCTTAATGATAGCCTCAATGCTTTGGTTGGCCTTAAAACTAGGATGCAAGAACTTAATACCAAAAAAAGTAATTTGCCCAATATTATCAAAATTGAAACACTGTTGTGTATTATTGAAAAACATGAACAGGAAATTAATACAATTAGAAAAAAATGCGGGCATTTACATGAAATCAAAGAAAAACTAAGCAATTACATGCTTATTAAACAAAAAACAAAAAACAATACAAAAATTGGTGAAATACTGCCAAAAATAGAACAGTATAACCTAGAAATAATTAGTAGTGTCAAAATACTAAAAGAATTGCCATCACTAAAACAAAAATTACAGCAATGCATAAAAATAAAAAATGACACTAAAGATAATGAACGTGTTGGTGAGCTACTTAGTAATATATCAAGTGTATCCCGTGGGGTAAATGCCCATAATGGTAAAATGGTGGAACTAACAAGATTATCTTCTGTATTGAAAAAATGTAATACAACAAAATTGGCTTTGCCAAAAATAGAAAATATCCAAAGTTTATTACTTGATGTGGAAAACTTAAATAAAGAAATTGCTATAATAGAAACAAGAAGTAGTGCTTTGATTTTGTTAAAAAATAGGCTGCTTATGCTACATGAAAGAAAGGCTGCAGTAATGCTCGAAGTTACAGAATTAGAAACACAAATTGGCAATATTTGCCCAGAATGCAATGGTACTGGGAGAATTGTGTAATGAAATTCTTAAATGTTTCCGATATACATTTGGATATAAAACGACCAATATGCAGAACTGACATTGATTGGGTGCAAAGCCAACAGGAGCTTATTGATTATATTATATCTGTTGCTGTGTTCGAAAAAGTTGATTATATAATTGATAATGGTGATACATTTGACGTTGCCACGCAGCCAACAAAAATTGTTGATATAATACCAACAGCTCTGGAGAAACACGGGTACCCAGTTCCTTGGATTTGTATGCCAGGCAACCATAGTTTGCCCTACCACCAAATGAAAAATTTACCAGGCAGTGCATTGCAGAGCCTTGGTTTCATGAAAGGCGTTACACTATTAACAAATTGCAGTGATGAATTTGAGGGAAGTTTCGCAGGTATTCCAATTGTGCACCGTTTAATATTTCCAGATTTGGATGCTGTTCCATGGTACATCAAAGACAAAGGCACTTTTGAGCATGCAGGAATTTTACTGGAAAAATTCCCACACCATGATTTAATACTTACAGGCGATTACCACCATAGTTTCCATTTTGAAAAAAACGGACGGCATGTGGTAAACCCAGGTTGTATGAACATACAAGATGTTAAAATGATAGGGTACCAACCAAAATTTGCTATAATTGAATATGAACCAAATACAATATTTAATATTAAATGGGTGGACATACCTGACCAAATAACAAAAACAACAAATGAGCATATTACAAAAGTTGTTGAAAGCGAAGAAGGTATAAATGCAATATTAGCAACATTGGAAAACCCAGAAAAATTAACAATGAAATTCTGGGATGATATGCAAAATTACCTAGAAAAAAGTAACATTAAACAAGAATTAAAAGAATATATCATGAACAAAATACGCCCCAGGGCATTATAAAAAGGTGTGTAAAATGGAAGCAGAAGAAAGAACAATACAAGCACGTGCAGCATATGAAAAAGCCAGAGAAGCTTCAATAAGGGTTGATTCTGAAACTGAGCAAGTAACAAAAACACTACAGGAAAACTATGGTATAAGTACTATAGAAGAAATAGATGCCTTATATGAAAAAGAACTAAATCAAAAAACAATCCTTACTGCACAACGGGACGAAATGTTGGATGAATGCGATGAACTTTTGCGCGGGAGTATTTAATGTTAAAATTAAATGAAGACCAGCAAACACAAATAGGTGCAATGCGTGCACAATTGGTGGCACTTTACCCTGAGCAAAAAGTAATAATAGATAAAATGGAAACAGAGGCACTATTAATTTTTATGGAAAATAGCACGCTGCCTGCGTTACTTGGTAGTTTTGACTCAGTTAGAACCAGTATTATAAATTTACTTATACTATTATCAAATTTGTTGGAACGTGATAAATACCAGGGTTATATTGAAGCACTAGACCACATCCCAACTTTTATTGACAGTTATAAAGAGCCTTATTTGGCTGATTGTGGGTACTACCAAACTATTGGTAATGAGGGTAATGCAGAGATAAAAGGGTGTACGTTTGACATTGCCAAAAATATACCATGTGACAGGTGTGCATGCCCACGTCCAAACGAAGACCGCCCTGACATATATAAAATGGAAATTTGCCCTGTGTGTGGTGGCAAAAGCACGAAACCTTGTCAATTATGTTTTAATTTTGGCAAAGTTGAAATTGGTAAAATTTGCCCTGAATGTAAAGGTGTTGAAATAGAGTGCCACACCTGCCGCAACACACGAATAAACCCTATATGGGAGGATTAATATGGAAGGAGAATACAGCAGGTATGCACTAATAAAAAGTAAGTTTGCAGGGTTTACATGTGAGGTTGTTAATAAAAGCAGTAATGTTGTTGGTATTGGTTACAAGGAAGAAAGCAAAACATTAAGAGTTATGTTTTCGTCCAGTGTTTGCTATGATTACACACGTGTACCATTTGAAGCATATAAAAAGCTGCAGGTTGCCAATAAAGAACAAGGTGGCAGTGTTGGGAAGGCAGTACGTCAATGGGTGCAAACAATAGCCAAAGGCGTTAAGGTTGCTGCATGCTTAGAAGACTAGAATTAATAACTGATAAAGTAAAAGAATTAAATGGGCAAAAAAAGGGTTATGAAAATGATGTTGCTGAAGCTGAAAAACAGTTGGTGGTGCAAAAAAATGAAACTGTACTTGCAACGGAGGCCAATGCAATTGTTGAATTAGTTGCAGCAGAAATTAACAGTAAAGTATCTGCCCCACTTGTGAAAACAACACAGGCAATGGTTGACAGTATATTCCCTGGTGAATATGAAGTTAAAATGGATTTTAGCACAAAAAACCATAGAACACATGTAGATATTTACTTAGATATGGACGGTGTTAAAATTTACCCAATGGACGATGACGGTGGTGGGGTGATGAATATGATGGAATTGGGTCTGCGTTTTGCAGCACTTGAAATGAGTGGGCAACGTAAAACCTTATTATTAGACCAGCCACTTAAAGATTTAAGTGACGAATATTTGCCACTAGCTGGAAAAATATTAAAACGCCTAAGTAAAGAAAGAAAAGTTCAATTGATTATAATAAACCATTTAAAACCATTATTCCCATTTGCGGATAGAACATTCCACTTTAAGAAAGATTTAGCAACAGGAAGGTCTTTATTAAAGGTTGTTGACAACCCAGAATTAGAAGAAGATTACAGTACACACACAAACAAACCAAACAAAATGGAGGGTATATAATGCCAGAAGAAACAAAAAAACAAGATACAAATGTGGTACCGTTGGAAGCAATTGCACCAGAAGCAATTGCACCAGCAGCGGAAAAATTAAAAGTTGAGGAATACGTTGTAATACATGTGAATGATGTTAATGTAATGTTGGATTATATTAACACAAAGCCAGCAATGGAAACACGTGGAATGCTTAATGCCTTTGATTCAAAGCTTGGGGGCAAAGCTGCAGTGCCATTAAAAGATATAATTGAAAGAATTAACAAAGAAAAGTAAAAAATATGGGTTTTTGGCATTTAACATTTTATAATAATAACAGCAATAGGGCATGGCCTTACCCATGCAATAAAGACAAAGGAGCATTAATGATAAAAATAATACTGTTTTTACTTATTGGTATATTAGTTGGAATTGGGCTCAGTATGGCACCAAAAAAGGCCAATGTGGACGCCAATATAATAATACATCAAGATTCCACTAAACTCTCGTACCACGCTATTGCACAAGCCGTTGAAAATGACGCAAAAGAAGTTGGGCTTATATGCTCTTCAAACCGCACTAATGTGGAGCCAGATATAAAAATAACAAGTTGACTAAAGGTAGCTGCTATGCGAAAAAAGGTTGATTGGTACAATGCAGGTTCGAATCCTGCCCCAGTAAAAAATATAACTGGGAAAACCTGAAAGAATAGCAGAATGATGGATCTCGAAACTCACTGAATGATATTACTACATGGTTGGCCACCCCTACAAAATAAAAGGGGTGGCTTTTTTATTTTAGTAATTTTCTGTTATTGTTAGATGAAATTTAGGGTGTGCACGCATATAAACCATAAAACTATTAAAAGTTTTGCCACTGTTAAGTGTGGCACGGTCTTCATTAGCTAGTTTGCCAAAGTATTGCCCAAGTAGCAAACAGCCTTTTGTGTGCTTGACAAGGTTGCCAGCATGTAGTAAAACAAAACTTCTGCCAGGGACATCTGTTACCATATAAGTCCACCCATATTTTGGTGAATCATACAATTCACATAGGTACTGCCCTGTATTTATACACGAAATATCTTTTGCATTGCCCCATTTGCCTGGCTCCAATACACAACAAAAAATCTGTTTATTTATACGCAGTACACCAAGTGTTCCATATTTTTTATCTGTTTCCAGACGTATTAATTCAACAATAGGTATCAATGGGCGCATTAATTACCCCCAACTACCAAGCAGCTATTTTTATCATATGCTTTTTTGCCGTTCTTACCAGACACAGCCCAGTAATAAATTTCATCCACCCATATATACAAATATTTCAATAAATACCTTCGGTACCAATATTTATTTATAAATTGTTTCATTGCCTTTTTTACATTTACCCTGAATTCTTTATTTGTATCTTCAAATGATAAATTGAATGGGTGATTTCCAACATGGCACCGTCTGTCATGCACTTTTACAGCTGCTTGGATAGCTTCGTCCCACCATATTAGTTTTAGTAAAAACCGTGCCCATGGCATGTGGTCTGGCCCTGTCCCATTGTAGGGATCATGGCCAGCACACAGGGGGCAGGGTGAACCTAATGGTGCATTATATATCCAATCTGTCAAATCTTCTGCTGATTTTAAATGGTAGTTCATATATTACCTCATTATAATTTTATCAAATTTTGTATCAATACGAATAAATTTATTCTCTATTGATAGCATATTATTAGAATATTCGTTTTTATGTACATAGTTTTCACGTATGCCCTGCAAATCAGCACGGTGGCGCTCTGTTTGTATAGTAACCATTCTGCGAGTATCAACACTGTACCGTTCACTATGCACTAGAACATAACTTGAAAACCCAGTGAAAAGTGATACACATAGACCAAATAATACCATTGTAATTTTAAACCAATCTGCATTTTTATTTTTAACTACCATATTATTAATCCAATTCCCACCAAAGCGCATCAATAGTAGCAAGGTTGCCATTAACAGCACTTGTCACACGAAATGAGTACCTGTGGTTTGCCTCAAATACATATAATTCATTTCCGAAATTTCCGCCCACTTTATTGCCAGCGCCATAAGTGGCGATTGCTTTTACTTCGCCGTCTGTTATTGTACCGCCTGCTTCTAAAGCTGCTTCTGTAGTTGCATTACTGCCAAAATCTTTATTAAAATAAGGAACTGCGACAAAATCTGCGGGTGTGCCATCTTTCACAAATTCAATTTGTGTTTCTGAAACAACCTGTGCAACAAACCTAAAAATTACTTTTTTGCTGCCTGTTACCATGGATATAGTTGCCACTTCGCTCGCTGCTAATGGAACTGAAATTAAGGAACTAAAAACATGCCCACTCAGTATCATAGAATTAACATGTGGGATACTTATATTGGCAACTTGGTTGGCAACAAAAGCTGGGTCAATTTCTTGCTGGTTTGGCAGTTCAAAAAAGTTGCCATCTAAATCTCGTACTAATATAGGCATTTTTTACTCCTTAAAACCTTGGAAAAGGAATGTTTGAGAAACTATGCCACTAAAATCATCATTAAGTGTTACTGTTATTTTTTCACCGTTATCACCATTTAATTTTAAATATGCGCCACTTTTGAAAAAACTCCAACGGGCTGCCATAGACTCATTGCCTAAACCAAAAGTGTCAATTTCAAGGTCAAAACAAAAACGCCTCCAGTGGGTATTTTTTTTAATTGGAAGCCCCGCTGTTAATACATTCAGAACTGTTGTTGCATTCTCAACTTTTAGTATTATCCCATTAGTTAATGCTGCACCATTACCAAAACCACCAGAATCAAAGGAACCAACATCTTCAATATAATAAACGAGCCTTGCAATTTGCCATATTTCACCAGCTGGTGGTGCTATTTGGTACACACCAGCTGTTACTGCATAATTTTTTCCTCCTGAATCAATCCGGTTTGAATCTTCTGGGTCATAGGCAAATATAGATATATATTTATCTGTTAAACCTTTTGTTCTTGTTGATATTATGGGGTATTCCACCCCGTCCTCTATAAAAGAATTACCTACATTCATTTTTGTACCCCTATATTAAATTTGTGATTCAAGTTGTGAAATACGATTGGTCAAATCCGTAATTGTTGCTAATAATTGTTCTATTGCAATTTTGCTCTTTTGTATTTCATTCAACATTGGTGTTATTAAAAAAGTGTATTCTACTGATAACAATTTTTCTGGTTCTTTTTCATCATGAATAACGAGGTCTGGTCTGACTAATTCAACGTCCTCTGCTATTAAACCCAATGTTTTTTCGCCTGTGCCTTCATTTAACCATTCTGGGTTTGTTGGTA